AGCAGTCTCGACCGACCCGGAGTTCCAGAATGCAGCAGTCGTACTTTACGTCCCTGGGGCACTCGGAGAATACGACCCTGATACGGGCGATTATGAACAGTCCGACCCCATCCTGGTATATTCAGGTCGCTGCCGAGTTGTGGGGCTCCGGTCGGCGGACTCTTCCAACGTCGCGTCAAACCCTGACCAGTTGAAGGCGGTGCGCATCCAACTGGCGGACAACCCTGCGCGGATGCCGGACAACACGAAGGCGTACTTCACGAACGGCGGTCGGAACGCCAACCTCACCAGTTACGTGTTCAATGTCAACTCGGATTTCAACTCCAGTCATGTCGCGGCCTATACACTGGAACTGACCGTTTCGATGGATGCTGCGGACTCGACACCCCCGGTGTTCCCATGACAAAGGTAACCCCAGAGCGGTTCACGCGCATCGTGCAGAACAAGATGAGGTCTGTTGTTGAGCAGGGGCGTCAGATCGTTCGGGATAACGCAGATTACGGCGCGGAGTTGGTGCGTGACACGGTGGAGACCAGCGGCACGATGAAGAGTGGCAAGCGCGGGCGTATCGACACGGGGGAGATGCTTCAGGCGGTTGACTCGTACTTTGTAGCGACTCCCGATGGCGGCGAGGGCCACTACGGGTGGGTTGCGGGCTCCGGGCCGTTCTACACCAAGTATCAGGAACTCGGCACGCAGTACATCGAGCCGATGCAGGCGATTCCCGAGGCACGGGAGCAGGTTGACATCGACTTCAAGAACGACATCGACCGGATGATGAAGAGGACTTGGGGGTAAGTCATGGCGGTTACGATTGGCGATGCGATTGAGAGCATCGAAAGCGTGCTTGACGGCCTCCCGCAGGACTGGTACGAGGAGGGCATTCCCACTTTTGAGACGCTGCACATGACGGGCGGCGTTCTCCAGCCGTATTTCGTGGTTTCCTACGGGGATGTGATTCAGCAGGGTTCTACAGCGTTTGCGGGCACCCGAGGGGATGACCACGTTCTTCCGGTTCGATTCATGGCTGTTGCCCCCACTGCGAAGATCGCGCGTCAATTGCGAGTGAAGTTGACGGACGTGTTCACCGGCTTTACGCCTGACCATTGCGGCGAGATGACAAAACGCGGCGGCGGCGGTACGTACACGGTGACAAATGCGAACGATGTGATTGTGGCGTATGTGGCCCCGGTGAACTTCCGCACGACGATCAACCTGGATGTGGCCGTATAGCCTACACTATGCTGCACCCCAGCGCAACAGAATGCTGTAAACTGGTAGATATGAACCTAGTCTTTGCGCGCAACACCACAACCGGGAAAGTTGTCAAGGTTCCCGAGCATTATCTGACCCACCCCGTCTTCGGCAAGTCTTTCGTGGCGGCGGACGCTAAGGACAAGGACTACCTGCCCGAACTGTACCTCCCGAAGACTGCGGAGGAGTTCATCGAATCGAAGAAGTCTCGCAAGAAGGAGCCCGAAGTGCCTGAAGATGTTGCCGTAGAGGACGCTGTGGAGGTGACTGAGTAATGGCGCGGGAGATTCTATATGCACCCGCCGCCTCTTGGTATCTGGCTGGCCCGAACGCGATTGAAGACCTTGAGAACCTGTCGGCAGCGGAGTTGAACGCGGGCCTCGCAGACGGAACGATTGTCGATCTGACGTGTGCCCTGAACCAGGAGGGCTCTCAGTTCGACCTGGACGACAGCGACACCGACGACAGCCTCTCCTTCTGCCAGGTTGCAGGTGCCGAGGAGCCGACGTTCTACAACGCTACCATCGTCTACGAGGCGTTCCGGTCGCGGGACGAACTGGACGACAACAGTGCAACCACCGCTTTCGAGTGGCTTGCATGGCCCGACATCCGGTACTACGCGATTCTGCGGGTTGGCGAGGAGCCGGGCACGGCGTTCGCTGCTGGCCAGGAGGTCAAGGTGGCAGACGTTATCACCGACCTTCCAGTTGACGTGTACGGCTCGGGCGAGAACATCCGAATCTCCAATTCACTACTCTTCCAGGGTTCGCTCGCCTGGAATGTTACCCTGGGGGCGTAAGCAATGGCTGTGACAATCGACTACGAAAAGCTCCAGTCCGGCAACCGGATTACCTGGACGTGGACTCCCGCTGGTGGTATCACCGACGTTGCGGACGCAGTTGTCTCCGAGCTGAACGCCGGGTACAACATCTCCAGCGCGGTTGCGTTCGACGGCACCGACTTCAGCAACCAGGCGTCGGAGACCAATAACGAGCCTTCCTTCGCGGACGAGGGCAACGTGCAGACCCGCGGCGCGAGCCAGTACGGTGGCTCGGTGTCGATGTGGTACCCGAAGAACTTCCACGACTCGACAAACCCCCTGTCGGTCGCTTACGACCTGCTGAAGACCCCGCGCACTCCGGGGTTCCTTTCCGTGCGCATCGATGGCGACACCAAGACTACGGAAGCATATGCCGCTGGTCAGTACGTGTCAACCTACCAGGTTATCACCGATGGCGAGACGAACGAACTCGGCGGCAGCGAGGGTCAGCGTCGCACGGTTACCGCGCTCAGCCGTGGCAACCTTGCGGTATACACCGTGACTCGCTCTAGTGCGGCTGCCCTCGTGGTTCCGACTACTGCGACACCTGCGCCCGGTGCGAAGGGCCGGTTTGAGGCAACACTCAACGGGCGCTACTTCGGTGGTGTTGAGTGGTCAACCAGCGACCCGGACGTGATTCAGGTGTGGCCCGGTGGGTTCTACACGGTCACGGGTTCGGACACGGAGACGGCAACTGTCACCGCAACGCACAACGGCCTGTCTGACACAATCGCTGTCACGGTAGCAAGCTGAGGTGTGATACCATAATCGTATCGGTAAAACGATGCGAGGAGGTAATGTGGCAAAAGCTTACAGGCCCCCCGTCCTGGACGAAAATGGACGGGAGGTTCCCTGCTTGGTGGAGGGGTGCACAGGCGTCCGGGAGCGCAAGAACGGATATTGCGATGCCCACTACTGGCGAAATCATAAGTACGGTTCGCCAACCGCCAATTCCGGTGGAAGGGTTATCAGGAGTAATCTCGATAGGTTCTGGGATAAAGTTAACAAGAATGGCCCAATTCCAGACTACGCCCCCCACCTTGGCCCGTGCTGGATTTGGACTGGCGCTAGCAGTGACGGGTACGGAGTATTGCGAATAAATCTTGCGGCTGCCAATGACCAGCCTTACAGGTTAAATACGCGGGTAAAAAACAACGGCATCCAGGGGAAAACCGTAAAGGCGTACCGATTCTCCTGGGAGATTGCCAATGGCCCCATCCCCGCAGGGCTGCACATTGATCACCTTTGCCGAGTTCCGGCCTGTGTCAACCCGAATCACCTGGAACCAGTCACGCAGGCGGAGAACAATCGCCGTAACCCCAACTGGGTTGGGAACGATATGTCGCGCGCGAGGTACACGCACTGGCCAAAGGGTACCAACAGGGGCGTCAAGCGTCCGATGTCCTGGTTCCATAACAAGTACCACGTTCGGGGTCAATCCGTGAACACCATGCCAGACTGTCCGGAGTGTCAGATTTGAGCTTGCACCGACTACCCGCCCCGCTTCTACAAATGAGGCGAGGGCGGGTTCGTCGTGTTGGCTGGTAGAATTAGTTGAGCCAATAAGGAGGGCTAGATGACTGAAGCTGCTGACCCAATCGGTTTTGACCTCGTAGCCGCAATCAACGGGACGACCTACCCCGAGGAGGAGGTTCTGTTCCTGTTTGACGAGAGGGCCGCGAATACTCTGGCTGCCCTCAGCGCGGAGATGAACAAGAACCTCGTGCTTGAGCGCAAGGAGGCCTACGAGGACGTGGAGCGCCTTTATGAGCAGACTCTTGAGGCGGTGAAGTCCATTCTGTTCAAGGTTACCGTTCGGAGCGTTCCGCGTGAGGTGACGAAGGCCGTTATTGCCGAGGCGGACGCCAAGTACCCGAAGAAGTTCAACGCGCTCACGGGTGCGGAGGAGTTCAACGAGGAGAAAGAGGAGTTCTTCAACGTCCTAAACTGGCGCGCTCATATCGTAAAGTTTGAAGACCCGACTGGCAAGGTGCTGGAGGGGCCGCTTCCCAAGGAGCACATTGAACTCCTGCTGAACAAGGGGCCGAAGGCGAGTCTCAAGGCGGTGGGCGCGAAGATTGTCGAGCTTGACTCGGGTGCGGCTGCGGGCTACGAGGCTGCGGTTCGGAACGTTGAAGATTTTTTAGCATCGCCCTCACAAGAGGCTACTCCCGGCGATACACCCCAGCAATCCGAGTAGCGATTCAACTCGGGCAGCGTCCAACCGCGATGCTGTTCCATGATCCGTTCGCGGGTCACCGCCACTGGGAAACGGGGGAGCCCCTGCTTACCCAGTCGGAAGTGTACTGGACGGAGTGGGACTTTGCGCTCGCGGATGCTGTGACGTTCATTCAGGATTACACGAATGAGCACGGACACCTCGTGTGGGAGCAGGAAGACCCCCGCGTGACTGTGGTCGCTAGGCGTAAGATCGACCGCGCGCAAGCCGCCATTGAGAAGAAGACCAAAGGCTCGGAGAAGAAGCCGTACAAGCCGAAAGACGGCGAGAAGTGGTATACAGAGTTGCGGCTACCGGACGGCGGCAATTGGCCCACGTTCAACGAGTGGTATAAGCGCCAGATGAGCGGCGAGAAGCCCAAGGAAGACGAGTACCGTCCCGTGATGATGAGCGACGAGGACTGAGGCTGGGAATCTCCTGACACGGTAGAATAGAGATTAGGTAAACTCCCCTTTTCTGCGTTAGGATTCCGCTTGGCCGAAGAATACGACCTCGAAGCCGTTGTTCGGTTTACCAGCGAGGGTCAAGCCGCCGTTCAGGCGCAGGTTGCGAGAGTTCAGAGGGAACTAGATCAACTTCGCAAGTCCGGCAAGATCAGCGAAGACACCTTCCAGTCCCTGGCTCGCGAAACCACGCGCACGGGGCAGGCGATGGAGCGGGGCCTTGCGCGAGACGCTGCAAAAACTGCACTAGGGCTGAATCAGGTTACCAGGTCATCTGCCGGGTTGAGCGACGGGAACCTCCCCCGACTTCGCTACGCCCTGTACGATGTCGCAACCACGTTCGCTATCGTCTCTGCTGCGGCGACTGCGTTCGATGTGGCTATCATAAAGACGGCCATCGACTTTCAGCGCGAGTTCGCCAACGTGCAACGCACGTCAGGGGTGACCGGTGCCGCGGCGGACGCGCTTCGACAGCAGTTCACGGCTCTTGCGCAATCGATCCCCGTTTCTTTTAAGAGTCTCACGGAGATCGGCACCCTCGCTGCCCAGCTCAACATCGCCGCCGAAGACCTGGCATCCTTCACCTCGACCGTCGCACGCTTCTCTGCTACCACTGGCGTGACCACGGAGGCATCCGCAACGGCCCTCGGTCGCCTCGCCCAACTGCTACCGGATGTCAACGGTAACTACGAGGCGCTTGCATCCTCTATCCTCAAGGTTGGCGTGAACTCCGTCGCCACCGAGCAGCAGATTATCAACATTGCAACGCAGATCGCAGGCATCGGCACGCAATCCGGCCTCACCGCCGATCAGGTCGTTGGTCTGGCCGGAGCACTCGCCTCGGTCGGTACGGCCCCAGAACTTTCCCGTGGTCTTGTAACCAGGCTCTTCACTAATATCCAGGTGGCAATCGCGCAGGGCGGTCAGTCGCTAGAGGACTTTGGGCGAATCTCTGGCAAGACGGGTGCGGAGTTCAAGGCGACTTGGCAGAACGATGCTGGACGGGCGCTCGTTGATCTACTCAAGGGAATTCAGGAAAACGGCGGGGCCTCCGTTGCCACCATCAAAGCCCTCGGGGTGGCAAGCGTTCGAGACCTGCCTGCGCTCCAGAAGCTCGCCCAGAACTACGAACTGGTTGCGGACTCCCTAGGGCTTTCGGCCTCTGGCTTCACCGACGCGACGGAACTCGCCCAGCAATATTCGGTTATTGCGGAAACCGTATCCGCCAAACTCGACCAACTCACCAACAATATTCAGGTTCTCATGGCAACCGTTGGCGGTGCGACGACTGGGCCACTGGGCGACTTCCTCGACTGGCTGAATGATACCCTTATCAGCCTGAACGCTTTTGCCAAGACCGACGCCGGACAAGTAATTGGGGTCGTGGCGCTTGCGGCTGCCGGTCTCACCGCTGCGGTATTCGGCCTCACTGCCAGCCTTGCGCTTGGTGCGGCATCTGTAGCGGCCATGTCTACGGCGATGAGCGCGCTGGGCGTCTCTACGGGTGCGGCGACCGTCGCCATGAACGTGTTCAAGGTCGCTCTCATCTCCACGGGTATCGGCGCTGCGGTTGTGGCTCTGGGGACTTTGGTGGCCGGTATTGCTGCGGCGAGCGGCGCTTTTGACGACGCATCTGCCACCGCCACAAAGTATCTAGGCGACACTTCAGGTATCGCATCTGCGCTCAAGAAGGATGAGGAGCAGTACCGCAAGACCGGTTACGCGATCAAGTTCATCGCATCCGCGCAAGATGAGGCAGCGGAGGCCACCGGACGTGCCACAATCGCTTACGGGGAGAACGCCAAGGTCGCGCTCGCCTCGGCGCTGGCGGCGAGCAAGGACTTCCAAACCCTACTGTCAGAGTTTGATAAGTATGAGCAGTATGGCGGAAACAAGACCGACTTCATCAACGCGCTCCTGGGTGACCCGGAGAGCGGCGCGCAGGAGTATATTAATGGCCTCAAGGCCGCGTTTGCGGCGCGCCAGGCGGAGCTGACTGGTTACTCGCCCACCTCGACCTACATCCAGAGTCAGGTCAAAGCACAATTTGAGGCGCTGGACTCCGCCGCCGCCGCATCTTCCGCCGCGATACGCGATGCTGCAAACGCCAACAGTGCCTATAGGGACACCGCTGCCGCCCTGGGAATCTCGGTGGAAGACCTGGCGGGTAACTACATCGCGCTGTCCGACGAGATCAAAGCGCAGATCGACGCGGTGTTCGGCAGCGTCAACGCACAACGCCAGATGGATTCGGCTCTCCAGTCTGTCGGCCAGGAGTTCGCCAATTCCGGGGCTGCGGCTGCTTTCAGCGGGGAGGCGATTCAGCAGTATGTTTCTGCGGTTATCTCCATGTACGGGACCGGGCCTGCGGCTGCGGACGCGATTCAAACCCTCGTAAACTCCGTAGTTGCCTCTGGGTATGCCGCGGCGACGAACGCCCCTGAACTTCAGTACTTGAATCAGGTCATTGCACTGCTTGGCGGATCGACGGTCAAGACCACGCAGCCGCTACCAGCATTCACATCTGGCGTCAAGAGGGCAGGTAGTGCTGCGGGCGGTGCAGCCAAGGAGGTTCGCACCCTTGTGGACTACGCGAACGATCTCCAGTCGGTTTTCAGCCGGGCATTCGACATCCGTTTCAAGTCGCAGTTGGCGATGGACGATGTTGCCGACTCGTGGGAAACGCTGGCGAAGCGCATTGACGACGCCCGTGTCAAGCTCATGGGGCTACAGGCGGACAAGAGCATTGCAGAATACTTCAAGAGTGTTGCAGACCAGTATGGAGACACGCTGCGCAGCGACAAGTTGGCAGCGGAGATCGCAGACCTGAACCAACAGATCGCGGAAACGCAAGCGGAAGCCTCGACGGAACTCAACGGCAACACCAAGGCGGCGCGGGCCAACCGCAAAACGATCACCGACCTTGTGAAGCAGTACGAGGACTACATCACAGCGCTCGCGGAAGGTGGGGCCGACCAGGCCACGTTGAATGCCGCCGTGCAGTCCTCGCGTGCGCAATTCATGCAGCAGGCACAAGCACTGGGCTACTCAAACGCGGAACTTCAGCCGTACATTGCGTCCTTCGATGATCTCGCCACGGTTATTGCCAGAATTCCCCGAAATATCACCGTGGGATTCAATGGCAACCCCGCGCTCCAGGCCATCAATGAGTTCATGGCGAAGGCGAAAGCTGCAATCGGTAATGGGGTTCAGGTTCCCATTGCAACGACTTCTGACAATTACGGCATTCGCAAGAACCTCTCCGATTCGATTGCCGCATACCAAGCCCAGCAGGCAGCGATCTTCAAGGCTAACGGTGGAAACTACACACGCCAAACCGAGTTGCTAGATCAGGCCATCGCCAGACTTCGAAGCACCCTGAATTCCCTCGGGGGCTTTGCTACGGGTGGCTACACCGGTCGCGGCGGCAAGCACGAACCCGCAGGCGTGGTTCACCGTGGTGAGTACGTCATCCCGAAGGAGCAGGTCAACCAGCGCACCGGGCTACCGTATGCTTCGGCACTCGGCCAACTCCAGGCGGGCACGCGCGCTCCGCGGTCGAGTTACGCTTCTGGTGGCTTCGTTGGCGGCGGCGGTTTCGGTGGAGTTTTTATGCTCGACCAGGCTCAGTATAATGGTCTAGTGAGGGCGATGAGGGAATCTGGCGGCGGAAACATGGGCGCACAGACTCTCCAGGGGGTCGTAAACGGTCTCAACGCCCGCGATAGCACTTTGGGGCGTGGATAATGGCGCAGATGTGGTTCGGTACGCGGGGCCATATGCAGTGGATCAACTGCCCGCGTGTGGATATGGACTTGTCGAAGGTGGGTTGGTCAACCAGCAGCCAGTATCTGAACGGCGGGGCTGGCGCACGAGGTTCCACCTCCAGTCACAAAGTGTACGACATGAGCTGGGGTAACCTCAATCGGGACGAAGTGCGGAGCATCACCGACTACGCGGACGGAATTTACGATACGAACGAGGGAATCAACCTCATCTACTTCATCGACCCCACGACAACCGGGCCACACTCCAACGTTCTGCCGCAACTGTGGGCCGCACCGTTCCAGCAGGGCGTGGAGGGGCTAACGCTTTTCCAGGGCCAAAGCCCAAAGGTTGTCCAGACCCCATCGAATAACTACGGCTACCCTGCTCGCAGCGTTCAGTACACCGCCAACAGCATCGCGTCCTCGGTGTGGGTTCCCATCCCCCCTGGGTACACCGCGTGGGTCGGGGTGCATGGCTCTGCCACCGGAAGCGCAGGGGTCACCGCAGCAACAACCTCCGGACAGTCTTCCGCAACCGCCGTCACACTGACAACCCTTCCTGTAACCACTGCAACCAGATTCAGCGATTCGTTCGAGGCTTCGTCAACCGTGGATGGAGTTCTTCTGTCTCTCGCCAACCTGGGGCCAGGTTCAACCGACACCCTCATCTGGAGCGGCACGATGGTTCAGTTGCTGCGCACGGGCCAGGCACCGCAGGACGGGCCATACATCAGCGGCCAGGGGCACTCGGGGTGCCAGTTCTCCGAGAAGCCCAGCGTCAGCGTACAGTTCCTGGGGCACGGTTCAGATTCCAGCGACAACGCTCACCTTTCCGTAGCCGCTAACCTCATTGAGACGGGGAGCTGGCTCTAATGGCTATTCAGGTATGGAGAAACCTTGCGCTTGACCCTAAAGTTGTCCAGGTAGACGGTGACCTTAGCCCTGACGCATCTCTTTATTGGGGTTGGGGCGCGTCCGCAAGCGGCGGTTCATTCGGGGACGTAGCAACGATCGTTACAACGGGTGGACCACTCGCTGAAACTCCCCACTACGCTCAGTCAAGTTCTGGTGCCGCCGTAATTGACAAGGCGACAATCGTCTACGGCAATTCGTTCGCTAAATCAATATCCGTCACCCCCGGTGACACTATATCCTTCCAAATGTACGGCTGGATCAATGTGCCAGCAACGGCTCTCCTGGCGCTGAATTGGTGGGGGCCGGGTGGCACTTTCCTAGCGCAGACATCCTATGGAGAAGCGTCCCCCATCGCGGCGTCCACATGGGAACCCCGGTCGGCAACCTTCACTGTCCCATCTGGAGTCATTTCGGTAACCCCGCTGTTCGTGATGAATCTCACGACGCCATCCGTGGCCTCATTCCGGGGAAGCGCGCTGACAGCTGTTCCTGCGGTGGATGGACTTGCCTACAACGGCCCCTATTTCGACGGCTCGCTCACCGATATCCCCGGCTCGGCGGAATATGCGTGGCTTGGGGCGACCGACAACTCCGTCTCCACCCTGACGCTCACCGTACCTGATCCGGAGCCTCAGCCTGCGCAGTCTTCGGCGCAAGTGGTTCCCGTCCCCAACCCGGTCATTCCGCGCGTTCTTAAACCTCTCTACCTCAAAGACTTCAGCGTTCAAGAGGACAGCACACCGATCTACGCCTCCGACATGACGGGCGGCGCGGGAACGATGGACCTCCAGGTGGACGAGAACGGCGACACGCCCTATCTCCTGGATGCAGAGATCGACCTGGTTGACCCGGCGCAGGGAACCACTCGCGGGACAATTAGAAACCTCGCGGCGGACAACACGCAGGTGTCGATTAGCGCCGATAGCCGTATGGCCCTGCTAAACGTCACTCGCAATGCGGCAGCGTTTTCGGGAACCCTCGAAGACGCGCTCACCTACTACTTCGACCTGTGCGGAATCACTGACGGTTTCGTTATCGAAGATTCTATTCAAAGTATTCCCGTGAAGTTCCTGGGCTTCAGTGGGAACGTACTCGAAGAACTCAAGAAACTCGGGGTCGCCAACGGGGTCGAGTTCAGCCTTATCTCGAACAACATCGTAGCCCGTCCGATTCGCCAAAACGTCTCTCAGAATTACCGCGACTCCTCACGCTCCTGGTCGTATGACACCAGCCAGAAGGCGCAGTCGGTCGAGATTTACAAGTACACCGTTTCCGAAGTTACCAACGGCCTCATCTATAACGGGTACACGGAAAACCAGACGCCACTCGTGGTTGACGCAGGAACAACCGCTGAATTCACCATTCCCTTCAACGGGTCACTCATTTCCATCGATCAGCCAGTTTTCACGACCACCATCGGCCCAGGCGATCCGGGATTTTCTGCGTACAACGTATCCGGGAACGACAACCTCCCCATCACGCAGGCGCAGTGGGAGGGGCAGGGCGGAAGACTGTCGGTTTCCATCTCCGATGATACGCGCAGCATTATAGTGTCGATTACCGCACCGACGGAAACCCAATACAGCCCCTACCGTATCGGCGTTTCGGACGGCGAGGAAACTTATAGCACGCTGCGTCTTCACGGCTCAGCGCTGCTGTATGAGAAAGAGCTTCACACATATCACACCGCCGTAGACCCTGACCGAGTGAGCCGCGAGGTCGGAGCGACCGTAGACTCACCATACATCCAAACCGATCAACAACTCCTCGACGCTGCGATGGGTGAGTTGCGGTACTGGGGCGGCAATAGGCGAACGATCAACGTCGCAACGCGGGGAATCAACCGACTGGGCGACAACGGTTCCTACGCCTACGCCGAGTTCTCCGACTTCGACGCCTGGTGGGACAATGCATCCCCAGGTGCCACGTTTGGCGACTTCGACGCTGACGCCCCCGCCACCTTCGGCAACACCTTTGGTGAGCATGATGAATGGTGGATCGAAGAAGTCCAAAACGATTTCGCTAATCAGGCATTCGGCAACATTGCCGGAGCGCGCGTGTTCACCGACTCGAACGTCCACCGCATCCGCACCGCCACCACAACGCCCGAGGGTATCACTTACACGGCCTGGGAGGATTCGATCTTCTCGGACCACGATGCACTATGGGACGCCGCGGTTCCGGGGGCGACCTTTGCAGATTTCGACAACCATTGGTTCGGCAGGGCATTTGTAGAGTTCGACGCCACCCCACTTGAGCCCGTCGATTAGGAGGAACAATGGCAACAATACCGCCGATGAACCTGGGGCAAGAGGCTGCCCCCTGGGGACGCGAGATTCAAACACGCCTACAGAATCAAGAACAAGAGATTGCGCGTCTAAGGCAAGACGTAGAGAACAGTCTGAGGACAATCAACGGCTCGCTGAGCAACATCGGCGGAGTCGTAAATATACTAAATGCCACAGCGTCAATCCAGTATCGAGAATTCAATACAAGCATTTCCGGCTTTTCGGGTTGGTACAGCGGCTCTCTACCCAGCGTAACCGTATCCTCGCCAACCGGCAGACTGGAGATCGGCTACGGGGGCGCTTTGAATGGCGGTGACGGGTACTTCTGTTACTCGGTCGTCGGCGCAACCAGCGGGACGATTGTTTCACGAGACACCATTTTGAATACCCCCGCCCAGCGCGTAGCCGTCACAGGTGGCGCTAGTTTTGCTCCGTCAGGATGGCACACGGGGATCATTTCAGTACCCCCAAATGAGACCCTGACTGTAACGCTACAGATCAATTCATCCTCCACGTTCGTGACCGTTTTCGGGGGTTCGATTTATGCTCGAACTTCCCCATGATTGATAGAATGTATTAGAGGAGTTTTTAAATGCCACTTGGTTATTTCACCGGCAGCACGCCGCTTACGCCGCTGCGCGATCCCTTCAACGTGCTCGTGGATGCGGTGAACGGCGTTGAGACAACGGTTTCTGATACACGTCAGATTCAAACCTTCCGATGGGCGGATGCTACTGAACGTGCGGCACAGACCGGCATGGTCGCAGGCGACATTGGATATCAGATCGACACGGACGCCGTATATCGCTACACCGGGTCCGCGTGGCGACCCGCCGGTTCTGGCCTGGTCCCAGTCCGCCCCGCATCGACTGCTGGTGGAACGATTTCTGGAACATCGGTCACCTTTACTACGGTTGGCTCCGTAGGGGTCAATGGATGCTTCACGAGTGATTTTGATAATTATCTCATTACCATTGACATTTCCGCCCGCTCGTCCGTGGTCGATGTGAACATGAAACTTCGAGCATCCGGTTCAGACAACTCCTCCAGCGCCTACTCGGGTGTGAAGTTTTACGCATCTGGAACTTCTACAACAGTCACCACCCCCGCCACCGGAACTGGCGGCTGGGCAATTGATGCGGGTGGACAGTCGCGCGCATTCGCAACCATCGAAATTCGGTCGCCCGCCCTGAGTACCCCCACAATCGGCTGGTCAGACTTCGTTGGCGGAAGCGCATACGTCGGTAAATACAACCTTTCGCATTCCGTGTCTTCAGCGTTCGATGGATTTTCGCTAACTCCCACATCTGGAACCATCTCCGGCGTCATTCGGGTATATGGGAGGGTGTAATTTCTGCAATAAACGGTCGCATCCCGCCCGAGCAGTTGCGGGTAGTCCAGTCCAACATGAAGTTGCCCCTGAAAGCAGCATCTGCGTGGGATGCGCTTGTTGTGGCATGTCGGAAAAATGTCAACAAGATTCCAGTCATTACATACATGGTCGGGTCGTCTGTTCCCCCGCGCGGAACGGGCGCTTATCGCGATCTCGAACTGCAACAGTGGATGTGGGATCATCGCTCCTCGTCAACTACTGGTGCCGTCGCTCGACCTGGCGCGTCGGTGCATGGAGAGCCGCCTGGGTGTGTAGATATCTCCAATTGGGAATCGTTTGGAGACATTCGCAAAAACGCCCAGGGCAAGCCATATTCCGCAACCCTCGACAGACTCGCAGAGAAGTGCGGATTCAGGCGGACATTATGGAATGAACCCTGGCACTATCAATATGACGGAACAACTGTAGCAGGTAACGGCACCGAGCCGTTTGAAGACAAGAAGGAAGATATGACCACCGGGAACCTCTACCAGTATCCCTCTAACGGCCCACGAACCACCCGCACCGGGAGCATCCCGCCTGGGGGAACAACACACGACTTCCGACCTCGGCAGGGTGACCTGTTCTGGGAGCGCGAGCCGGGAGCCCCCCTATATCTCGTGCCGTCCGCAGATCAATACACTCGGCTCGTGAACGCGGGACTGCTGCCGTTGACGATGGATGCGGCGGAGATCGACGGGATGTGCGCGGCGCAGGGCGTTACCGCCTCACCGTGGCTGTCGGTCGCGCCCTCGATTGTCAACGCCACCATTGATCTATCTCCGCTAGTTGCGCTCATTAATGACCTGCCTACGAATGGCGAGATGGGGCAGGCGCTTACTTCCACGGTGGCCCTGGTCAACGAGCACGCCGACACGAACAAGCAAGAGATTCTGAACGCCATTGACGACATCCCTGGCGGTGGAACATCGGGCGGTAACTACAGCCTATCTCTGAACATTGATGGCGTCCCCGGAACGGCTACCGGAACCGCAACTCCGCAGTAACCAGGGCTTCCGCCCGATAGGAGCCCGAACATGGCAGCAGCACCCCGCGACATGACGACGGGCGAGATCGAAGTGCGTCTCGACTCGTTGGAAAAGAACATCCTGGCAGAACTTCGCGAGATCAAAGCGAACATGGTCACAACCGGCGTATTCGATGCGCGTCTTCTGGCTTATGAGCAGCAGATGACCCGGTTAGAGCGCGACCATCAGGAGTGGGTGCGAGAATCCACCGAGGCGCACGTATCACTCGACCGCGATTCAAAGGCTCGGCACGCGGAGACTAATGCTGAAATGAAAGCCTTGGAGCAGCGCATCAACACCCGCTTCGAAAAGCAGGAAGAGCGTCAATTCACTGTTGACCAGGCAGTGAAGGCACAGAAGAACAGCAAATGGCAGGCTATCGGTGTTGCGATCTTCAGTTCTGCGTTAAGCATTCTTGCCGCCATCATCATCTCCATGAACGAGAAATTGTTGGGATGAAGATGGGAGACCTGACCGGGGTTACCAAGGCCATCTACGCGGTAGCAATCGCCGCAACGGTAGCCCTGGTTGCCGTGGTCATCTTCTTCCTGGTCACTCGGGCCGTAGAAGCCGATCAGCGAGCCGAGAGAGCCGAGGAGCAACTACAAGAGCTTACGACGCAGAATCGGGGGCCGCAAGGCCCGGAGGGTGATCCCGGACGCGCTCCTACAGCCGATGAGATCGCCGCTGCCGTGGCCGACTACTGCGCAGAGCACAATGGCTGCCAGGGGCCGCAGGGGGAGCCTGGACGCAACGGCAAGGACGGCGTGAGCATTCAGGGGCCAGCGGGAGCGAACGGCCTGAACGGAACGGGAATCACCAAGGTGGAATGCCTGGGTACGAGCATCCGCTTTTGGGCCGGGTCAACTATCGTCGGCAACGTGAAAATGGTGTGCCTAGGCTGATTCAGGCGCGAAGTTCGCTGGTTGCCGCTCGTTTCGTAGCCCGCATCCAGCTGTTGCACTCCAGGCACTTATACTGCTGGTAGATTCCCGTTGCGGTTGCCTTGAAGCCACGTCGCTCCAGCCGTAGGGAGCCACACTTCGTACACATGTCACCCAGGTAACCGATAGCCAAGTTCGGGTGCATGGACGCCGGAATCCAGGGCAACAGGCGTAGGTACAATTTCTCCAGCAGAACAACATCCTGCTTCTGGTAGCGAGCAAACGCACGGCGGGCCTTCTCGTCGCCTTGCTGCACCTTGGGGATAATGTCGAAGAACCCTTCGTGCTTTACCTTCTGACCCACTCCGAGCTGCTGTGAGACGTGATCCAGGGAGTTACTGCTGAAGGCGAATTGCCGCCTTGCAACCGCCATCAAATCCAACTCCTGCCAGTCGCTCGGTGGCTCCATGCCCTCCAGGATAAACTCGGTGCGAATCTTCTTCGAGTCATGCCTGCGACCATTCCATGACACCACCGCATCGGCCTCAGTGAGGAGTTCCTGAATTGTTTCCAGCATCTCCTGACGACCGTGCTCGTACTCCGCCTTGAAGATGTATTTACCGCCGACCCACTTTGCCCCAAAGCACAAAACTCGGGATTCTTCGATTGTCTGGATCGGGCGGATATTCTGCTTGAATCTTCCCCAGTGGTAGGAAAGCATCGCGGTATTCTCCAGGTCGAAGCACAAGATTTTAGGATTGGACACTTTTACTCCATTTTTCTATGTAGTTGGACAGACCCCTCAACCTAACCAGGCTGTCCTTGGCGAAACCTAACGTTTGATTGCAGGAACGACAAAGAATTCCCCGCACGCATTTGCCACAGGAGGAAACGCCTGAACAGCAGGCGTGATCGTGGTCCACATGGTAGACACCGGCTGACAACTTCGTCCCGCAGGCTGCGCAAAGTCCACGTTGCTCCTCCCAAAGGATCATGTAATCAGCAAAGGAAATATTATGCGTCTTGCATCGAACGCAGTCAACGCATCTCGGCGCGAGTCCATCCGCACTCGGGTGCTTGGCGTATCTATCCCCATCTAGCCACCGCTCACAGTCCTTGCATTGCTTTTGCCCGTGTTCATTCCTCTCGAAAAGTTTTCCACGGGGTCGCCAGTTGTACCTGACGCGCTCTCTTGTGAACGCCCGCCCGCGATGCCACTCTGAGTAGTGCCTAGCGCAATACCCTCGCGTTTTCATGCGCTCGTCACAGAACTCCAGGGAGCACGTTGTGCCGGGCGGAATCCTGTCCCTAAGTACGGTTAGGGTTTTTCCAGAGATAGTTTGATTGTAATGCGATACGCAAACGTTTCGTACATGCTTAGGCCTGTTGCACCGAACCCCCATCGGCATGGCCTGACATACAGAACTGCCATCGCTATCGATAGGCCAGTCCAAGCCATCATGTTTATTGATGCGAGATGAGCCCATTAAATTCCTCCCCTCACAGAGTCTAGCAGGTCTTTTCATGAGGCGACTTTTCAGGTTGCCCTGGTAACGTAGTAAGTCCTATGAATGAATACACTTCGATTGACGACTACTTCGTGCCCACCGACCCCATGGACGAGCTTCAGTGCGAAAGTTGTCAGTAGGGTAAACTGTACTTATGTGGACTAAGAGTTTCTGGAAGGGTGCCGCGGAGCGGGCCATCAAGACCATCGCCCAGACTGCTGTCGCGTACTTCGTGATCGGCACCACGGGCATCCTGGAGATTGACTGGGTGGCGCTCGGCTCTGTATCTGCGGCTGCGGGTATCGCCTCGCTCCTCACCAGCATCGGGAACGCCGACTTTGTAGCGGGCAAGCCGGATGACTCCACTACCGTCATTAAGGTTGGTGACTGAGCTTTCTAGACTTCCGCAAGGAAGATTCGCTACCGCGACTAGAAAGGATGGTGACCTCAATCTAGCCTAAGCCTCTCCGTCAGACCCGACACTGGCGGAGGGGCTTTCGCTTTGCAGTAAAGATTCGACGTGCGCTCGGAAGCGCTCTGCGGCCCGCTGCTGGTTTGCCTTTACCGCCTCAAGGTAATGCTTGGCACATAGCGGGACATAACCGGACGGCCTGCACGATGGCCGGTCGCACAGGTTGCACTTCACTTCAGCCTCCAGTCCTCGAATCTCGCAATACTCTGCACCACCAGCGCTGCATCTTGCTTATCAAGGTTCTCAAGCGCCCAGGCCTTTGCTTCGTCGGCGGTCATGTCATAACTAGATGCGCCTCCATAGCAACCGTAGGTCTCCCAAATGTCGTAGCCGGTCTCGGAACACCACTCTACAACTAATTCTTGGTCGCTTCCGCCACACTGATCGCACTCGAAATACCCGCGGTACTTGTCTAAAACTCGGCAGTAGTCACCATTGTCGTCTCGCTCGATGATGAACTTGCTCACTCCAACCTCCAATCGCCTGTCATCGCCCACTGGACGCCCTGCTGGAACCCGACGGTAAAGATGATCTCCTCCGTCTCGCTCATCGGTGGATTGCCCAGGAGTACAAGCTCGGCGGCATGATGCAGAAGTGCGTCCTCAATCGCGGCATCAACGGGGTTCATCGCCACCCCAATACTTCTCAATGGTCGGTCGGTGGCCCAACTTGTCCCGCATAATGCTCAGCAGGTGACCGATGGCGCTGCGAACATCATCCGCATCCGACTGGCCGACCATTTTGCCGGTGACGTACAGTTCTGGATGGTTCTCCTTGATCCAGGCGAGCTGGTTCCGCTTCTTTTCGGCGGCATTCTTCCCGCTCACGACGTACTGGTAGTTGCTCGTGCGCCAGCGGGCCGGGTCAAGATCGTAGTCGTGCATGTAGCCAAGCGTGACCAACGCACCCTCCACATACTTCGGGTACATGCTGTCGATTGTCTGAATCGCAGAATACGGCTTGTAGAACTCCGCCCACCAAACGTGTGAGTCAGCAGTGCTCTGATTCTCATTCAGCCAAATAAGAAGCCCCGGAAGGCCGCCATCGACCTGCGCGTAACCGTCCAGAGTGAAGGGTGTCGCTTCGCCGTAGTGTCCCCAAGCCAAACCCGTTGATCGGCCAGGGTCGCAGAACAGGATTTGGGTCACAGCGAATCCTCCAACACGCGCGTTGTCACCCGTGTCGTCACACCGCTAGATTCTGCGTCCCCTGGGCTTGTGCCGTAATCGTCCTGGCCGTAGTGGGCGAGCGAGCGCATCACCAGCACCATGCGGTACCCCTCCAGGCTTCCGGTAGACAGAGGCGTCAGAAGTTCCTGCCACTCGCCGTCGCCACGCTTCTCGTGCTCGGGGTTCACGCGGCGGATCATGGGCGTCTCGCCTTGCATCACGTACTCGTAAACGGCACCGCTCTCAGTCTTCAGCGTGCGCATCATTCCCCTCCGCGTCTAGCAGCAGACGGGCTAGGCATCCTGCGTGCCAGGCCCAGCAGTTCTCGTAGTGGGTGGAGACCCTGCCCTCATGCACTTTCGCAACGTCGCTCAATATCTCAAGCTGAGCCTTGTTCACGGCGAATCCTCCACGCTTACGATGGGGGTACTGATTCGCCACTCGTCCCTGCCCGAAACATAGAAGCGCTCACCCACAACCGGCTCTCGCCTCGAACGCCAGGGACTCTTGTATTCTCCCGAAGCCCAGCCCTCGTAAGCCCAGGGCACCATGAGGTCGTCGGTCTGTGGGGCGCTCATCATAAGCCACGGCTTGATCGAATACTCGCCCCCATCTGACGTAATCTTCACCAGGTGGCCGTCATATTCGTATGTCGTACCCGTCTCGGTAGTCGCCCTCCAGGTCATGCGGGCTCCACTTTCCACCCATTGCTGCGAAGCCAGGTGATAACCTCCAGGCGCTTCACCGGGTCTTCGACAATCGACCGAGTATCCGCATCACCGGCAAGTGCCTCACGTGCGATCTCGGCAACCCATTCCTTGTCACTGTTCTCGATGTAATCCTTGACGAAGCTCTCGACATCGTATTCATCCGCATCTTCCATGAAGTCCCAGAAGTCGATATCAACACTCGTGCTTACGTAACCCATTACGCCATCTCCTCCAATCGAATCAACAACTCTTCCTTGGGCACGACGCGCCCGTTCATGACCACAGTAGTGCCCGCGACGGAAAAACGCAAGCCGTGATGCGCCCCCTGAATCCAGGTCAGCGCTTCGCTCTTGCCCGCCTTGACCTCGCAGCCAGCCGATAGCGCCAGGTCTGCCACCTTGCCGAGCGTTGACTGCGTGTTGATTGCGCCGGACTTCGTGTACTTGAGCACGGACTCTAGCGGAACCTCGATGCCGGGGGCTACTGCGGACTTGGGCGTCTTGCTCGATTCCTTGGCGGCTGCGTAGGCACTCCTGATTGCATCCCTACCTCGCAGCGATCCAGTGTCAGCCATGTGGTCACCAGAATGCCCCACCTCCAGCGAGCATCGCCATACGACCGGACGCTTCCAGGATGTTCCAGCGCGAACACTCGGCTTCATCTCGTAATCACAGCGCAAGAGTGTCCTCCAGCGGGAAGCACTTCTCGCACCTAGTCACCCCAGACCTCGACAACCTCGATACCGGCCTTCGCCGCGCGCGCCATGCAATCCTTTGTGCCCTTGTTGGCCGCTGACCGCTTCAGGAATGCCAGGCAGATATCCGCCCCCGAGTCAACCATCCGCTGGTTCCGCTCGAATCCTGCTGCACGGTTGTATGCGCCACTTTCCTTGCGATCCCAGAGCGCTGGATGAACCTCCACCGAAGCGTTATCAGCCTTGGACGCCAGCAAGCCAGCAATGTGATCCGCCCCCTGAGCGCCACCCTCGACGATCCGCATGTGAGCGCCGCCTGCCATCTTGCGAGCACTCAACAAAGCGCCACGCATGGTCTGAACGTCCGGATGAAGTTGCTCATACCAGTCCTCCCGGATTCGCTTATACTTCTTGCCGGGAACCTGCTCGTAAAGCTCGGAAGCCCACTCTCTCGACCCCGTAACGAGAACCCGGTAGGCGGGGGGCTGCGCCAGAACCCAATCCTCACACTCGCGCTGGATTTTCATCCACTCAGACGAGGTGATCTTTCGGCTGCATGTCTGCCCCCTGTTGGAGTGCTTGTACCAATACGCCTGGAAACCCGTTTCAAAGTGGTGGAAGTTCGGCGGGCACTCATCCTCATGCCCCTCTTGCTCCCCGTCGCACCAGCAGTAAGCGCGCATGGCAAATGGTGCACCAGGCAGATCGTGAATCCACCCAGAGTTACTTGTGGCATACATGTCATAAGACGCATACGTGCCATATTCTTGGCGCACCTCACGAACCCCGTAGATATGCTCGGAGATCATCTTGTCGATGGCGACGATTCCCGCACTAACATGCCCCGGCGTCGGAAAGCCGTCGTAGTAGCCCTGCACTATCTGCCCCAACTCAGGCGTGTAGCGCTCAGTCACCGTCGGTTCATCGCTCAACAGTCCACCCCCTTCCTCGCAGCCAGTCCACCACAATCGGCTCCAGCACTGCGTCCTCCTTCTCGCGCATACCCTTCATGAACTCCGAGACTAGCGATTGAACGTCAAGGGTCGCACTGAACTTGAGGTCATTGTCAATCCATGTAGCGCCTGGCTCAATGTAGGAGTGCGATGGTGGCACAAATTCAGAGTCCCAGTACCCCACCCTAGTCATGCACCTCGACCTCCGTTCGGTGATCCATCTCGATGCTTGTGACAACGCTGAGGATCGTCTTGTCTGACGTGTGCTCGGCGTGGCGCAGCAGAAAGTCGTGCCCGTCAATGGTGATTCGCTTGCCCGCATCGGAGGGCGTCAATCCGCGCACCCAGATTTTGCGTTCGTTCACAGGATCACCACCTTTCCATCGCCCGCATACAGGGCATATTCGTGACTGTCCCATTGTGAGGGGCCAATGTATCGCAGGTCGCCCTCCCTTATTCGAGGACTCACGGCATTCATACTTTCACTGATAACGGGCGAGTTCCCGTAACCCTGATCGACCAGTTTCTGAAACCTATTACGCATTTGGCGCACCGTCAGCGGCTTGCTCACAGCTTCACCACCCCGTAGCCATCACCGTCTACGCTGAACACGATCTTCACTAGTCCTGCCTCCTTTAATGCTTGCCTACAATTAGCGCACGGTGCGCTGAGGGCCGTCTGGCCGTTCTTTGCAACCCGTGCAACGAACAGTGTAGTGCGTGAATCCACCTCGCGCAACTGCCGAAGCACCGCAATCTCCGCGTGGAAACTCGACTCCCGCTTCGGGTCGGACGCCACCGTCGGGTGACACCGGAAGCTGTTCACGCCCACTGCGATGATGCGAGCGCCGATAGCTGCCACCGCGCCATGACGCTGCCTGCATGTTGAGGTGGACGCAATCCGAGCCGCCCGCTCTAGGTGCCGCTGTTCAGTCCTGGTCAGCATCGTCCTCGACCAGCCGGTCGCTGATCCGTACAAAGTGCCCCAGCATCTGCCACCGCCAAGCTAGTCGCATTGCAGACCGGAGAGTCTTGCGAGTTCCGCGTCCGGTCATGGAACCAGAACTCAGTCCGCTCCATACCAGATAGCGACCCCCTACCGTTCGAGGGGCAGGGTCTCCTTTGTAAATATCTCGCACGCCGTACAAATCCAGGAGTTCGCCCCGGCTGTTCCGCTGAACCCAAGGAGCCCTACGCGCCTCATCTGGTCGCGTTGACATCTTGCTCAAATCGTTCCTGCTCATCAACCCTCTCCTTTACCGTCGGTGCCACCAGTGCGCGCCTTGATAGACAGGCCCCCCTCGACTGCCTCCGGCTTGCCCGTGACGCCGATCTGCGTCCTATTGCCATCTTCGTCATAGTAGACAACGGGGAGACCTTCGCGCATCTCTAGGAATGCTTGCTGGACGGTCTCCGTGGGGTAGAAGAAGGTCAACTCCTTCTCAGCCATCAACTCTCCCTTCCGCAAGCGACTCCAGCCGCTCCTTCACTCCACCATTACCTGCCCATAGCACCGCAGGGCTCTTGTCGATCAACTCGATAATAGCGCGGATTGTTTCCTTGTCAAGCATCACCACGAATGCCTAACTTCGCTGCATGGTTCTCCACTGTATTCATCGCCTTCGATATAGTCGCACACTATCCAGACGTATTCTTCAACTCTACCCGCCAGTGCCGGATTGAAGAGTCCGCTGAATCTCACGGTCTCGGTCTCTGACCAGTGTGTCGATACGGGGTGACCGCACGAGCAGACCCTCTCCGGAGCGTCTGGGAGTTGGCTAGCCATCGTCCCTCAAATCCAGCACCGGCTCGTCAAACGCTCGCTGCATCAACTCGAAGTCGGCACGCAACTCGGCAAGCGTCTCCCCGTGGGGTCTTGCCTCATCCACATTCCATGAAATCTTGCCATCCGAGTCGGTGTAGACCTCCCGGATCGCATAGAAGTCCTCCATTCCACCGTTGAAATGGTGCGTCGTCCCGCGCGTCACTCGGTATCGCCAGGTCACTTCTCTACCCCCATCCCACTCATCGCAATCGGCCCCTCGCTGCCGTCTGTCACGCCGTTGAGCACGCGGCACAGCCACTCCACTTCGTTGCGAGCCCGGTCGATAGTCCACTCGGGCGCAGGGTCGGCCCATAGCGTCAGCCGCAGAGCGCCCAGCGGTTCGCGCCACGCCTCCGGGTTACGTCCGAAGACCTGCTTGTAGTCGCTCACTTCAGCATCCATTCTGCCCGCCCTGCATCAAACTCCTCCAGGTCACGTTTCGCCCACTCGACATGTGATTTTGCTGCCTCCATTTTGCGCTCGGCCTCCTCAATCGCATCAATAAGATTCTGGCGCACAACCTCACGCTGAGGAACTGCACCCTTGCGCACGTAGTTCTCTACCTGAAGTTTGTGTTGATGCGTTATGTAGAAACGGTCTTCCCGGGCATACTTGCTGATGTCGTCCACGGGCTCAACGTCGCCCAAGTTGAAGAGCAGTTCGGCATTCTCGATCTCGTCAACCCAGAGCGAAGTCGGCTGATATGTCCAGAATGTATCAAACGCCACGCCGTTTGGCTGGATGACCGCCTGGCCTTCTCGCGCGTGTCGATCCCGCGGGGTGTATTGGATAACATCACCCGCCTTGAACTTGCTCACTCCGGAACCTCCTTAACGTTAGTGCCCAGCGTTCGGCTGAGCCATTGCTCGTAGCCGAAGACGCGGTTGTCATCGACAACGCCACAGTACCACCGCAGAAGCACCACCGCAAGGTTCGAACGGTCAAGTTCTTCGGGGCTCTTGCGAACCAGCGCATACTCCGCGCAGAAATCAGGGTGGTCACCGAATGCAACGAGTTTCCCGCAGCCCGGTGAGGCTTCGGTGGGCTGCAACTGGATGCGCGCCAGCTGAGGGTCGCTCTGCTTCGCGCGGCGAAATACCTGCGAGTAGGGTCGCCACGCATCGAGGGATGAAACGTAGAGGGGACTACTCATCGCTCTCTCCTTCCCCACGGTAGCCGTAGCGATTGCCGTGCTCGCGGTTTTTTGCATCGAACACAAGATACCCCTGCCGGATGCACCAGTCAATACGGTCGGCCCACTCCTTGTTGTTGTAACGCGAAAAGCGGTTGGACAGCCTCCGCTCGCTGATCCACGGGTTCGCAGCCCGACGCACGTAGTCAGCGATTTCCCGAGCCTCGCGCTCGAACGCGGACGCACTCACCTGGCTGATAGCGTAGATCAGACCGTCCACCCAGGTCTCCATTTGCTCCAGAGCACCATACACGTCCACCATCTCAATGCGGGTCGAACCCCGAGAGGCGGCCAGAAGCGCCGTACACTTCCGCAGCACATCCTTCATGCGGCGGTAGGACTGACCAGCAATCTCCCAGTCCGTGCGCTCTTGCAGGATTTGACGCATGTCCATGTTCGCCTGGCGAATGCGCTCCAGCACTGCCCGCTCCGCAGCCCGGTACGCCACACGGCTGCCCAGCCGCCCGGAAATCTCTTTCAACTCTTCCACGAGTTCCATCGTCGCCGGGTGCTTACCGCGAGGAGCAACTGACGAATCCTCCATCTCGTCAACATCCTCCTCCTCATCGTTCGCGGGTTCACCGTAAGACCAGAGGAACCGGGCCAGGAAGCCGGAGTTGAACTGCTTGGTGGTCATTGACTCGAACAAGCGCTCCGGGGTGGCGAAGAACTGCGTCACCAGGAAGCAGGGGCCGCCCTCCTGGTTCTGTCCACGCTTCTTGACGGGGCCGACCCAGCCGTCATACCAGTCGGTGATCCTCCCCTCCAGCTTCGCCTGCCAAGAGCCGGGACGGGTGAGTTCCGCATAGAACGTCGCCGCCTCGTCACTGTTGAAGAATGCGGGGTCACCATTGCGGTTCAGCAAGTCCTCATGCATCTGCTCCGTGCTCGCCTCGCTACCGAAGTCAAACCCTCCGTCGGGCGCAAAGAACTCACGCAGAAACTCGCGCCGCATCTTCAGGGCACTGGTCTTACCGGAACCCGAGTCGCCCGTCACGTTCTGGAATAGGTTCAGGTTCAGCATGTCGCCCTTAACCACGGCCCACCCGGTAGGCCCGTAGGCCAGACTCAGAATCGTCCACGCGCACGAACGGTGGTACGGCTCGTTGATATACGCAAACCGCTCCTCGGCCACATCGACGTACCGATGCACGAAGTTCGGCCTCTGCGCCAGGTACTCACGCTCCGCATCCGTCAAGAGCGCAATCGAGCCTTCAGGCTTGCTTTCGACTTCATCTAGTCCCGCGGCTTGACGCTCCTCAACCTTCGCGGCTTCACGACGCTCGGACTCCACCTCGGCAGCAACGTCGTTCACGCGGTCTGAGCAGAACTCGATACCCCAACTACGAGACAGCGCCTTGGTGGTTGCGGCCTGCCACACCAGCGCCAGCGCGTCCTCCGGCTCGAAACCGTTACGGAGCGCGGTCTTTGCTAGGCGGAACCAGTGCGCCTCGGGCTTCTTCGCAGCCGCATCCGATGCCATCGCCAGGTCGAGCACGGCACGCTCAGCCAGCAGCTCAGCCAACGGCGGGAACGCGGCAATACGCTCGTCCAGCGCCCCCGCCTTCTTGATCGCACCATCGACGGCCTTATCAAAGCTGTAGCGGTTGTCGGGCGTATCCCAGGGGTCGCGCAACCATTCGTCACGCAGAAGTTCCAGCGCGTGCCGGACACCCATGCGCCCTTCGCTGCCCAGGCGCACCAGTTCCCAGACCCGCTCCACCATCTCCGTGTGACCGAAGTCGTAGTCGGGAATGCGGGTGATAGCGTCCAGCACGCGGTCGTCAGGCTGCTCGTCCGAGTCGGGGAGCGAGTTCAGCCAATCATCCAGACCGCCCTCAAACGCAGAGCCGACGTGGGACTTGGCGGGCTCGCACAGCCAGTCGGGAGCCGGGGCGAACGCGTCACGGGAGGCGGGTACGGTGTCGCTATACCAGCCGATCCAAGAACTCCCCCCGCGCACATCGAGACCCGCAAAGCCCTGGTAGTCCGTGGACGGGGCGAGGTGAACCCCCTCGGGCGCAGCGTAGATGTAATGCACTCCGCCATTGGGGGTTTGCTGGGTGAAAGTCTCGGGGAAATCTAGCCAGCCCTCGCTCGACTCGAACCCGTTCTTCGAGTTCTTCCGATCCAGGTCGGCTACCACCAGGCCCGACGCGCCTACGTGTACGCCGATTTGCACATCTGCTCCGGGGAACTCCGAGAGGAACCACGTGGCAATCTGCTCGGGGTCGGTGGTCGCTGCGAGGTGGCCATTGGGGGTCAGCGGGGTCTTGGCCTCTTTGCCGTCCCGGATGATCGTGCGCCAGGGAAACACATGCAGGCCGATCTTAGTGGCAGCGATGGCCCGCTCGAAGTTTTCCTGCGTCACGTATGAACCCTCCCTGTTGCCGAATGTCTAGACTAGCGTATCTCCCTGTGCGTTACGTATTCCGCTCGATGCGGGCTCCTTGGGGCGGCGAGTGGTTCAGGTGGCTGTTCTCACGCTTCAGCTTGCCTGCATTACCGCGTAATTGACCGCTCGCTCTCTGCGGAGGTTGCAACTCCCCACCGGCTTCCGGAAGGGCTCCGCATTGTGGAATCGTGGCGACTCGAACGCCAAACCTTCGGTGAACCTTCCCCATCCGTCGATGGATCAGGAGTGCACTTTTCACCGCTGCTCTTCCGATTGAGCTTCGATCCCTTGTTTAGTTAGGTGCAGTGTTATGGTGGCGATGGAATCGAACCATCTAACGGTAGCGAACCGTGCCGCCCTCGGCTTCGTGGGAATCGAACCCTGTCACCCAGACCACCACAACACCGCGTGCCAATCCCGAGATTCGAACTCGGACTGTGCGCATTTTGAGTGCGCTGCCTCTGCCGTTGGGCTAGATTGGCGGGTGGCATACTCTCCGAACGTTCCACGGCCAAGGGAACAATGACGCCGTTCCGGAGGCCCCGTATGCCAGGGGGGTCTATGAAGTTTTAGGTGCCCGTTTCCAACGCTATCCCCCGTTAGAGGAAGTAACATAATTGGCAAGACGATGGGCTTCGCCACGGTTCGCGGGATTGCAACCTCCCCAACCGCGTTCGCCGTCCTAGTTGCACTCAGGCGACCACTGCTATGAAGTTTTAGGTGCCCGTTTTCTTGCACCGATGGGCTTCGGCTCCTCCCCAATATCCTGCAACCAGGGGCTACAGCGAGGCCAGAGGCAGGTTCCTTCAGTCTACTCCACGTTCAGCAGGCTGTCAACATTATAGCCGCGATCCTTCAGCGCACGAATTCGCTTTTTGGTCGAAGGCTGACGCCAGCCATTCTTCGGGTCGAAGATCAGCGACTCGAACCACGCGCGCTCGATCAACGGCGTGCCGGTCTTGGGGGTGCGCTCGAACTTGAGGCCAGCGCGCTTCCGGGCCTTGCGCTCGGCTGTGCTCATGCTGTCACCTCGCGAGGAACCTGCGCAGCAATCCATCCAGCAAAGAACCCGTCGCGATGTGCTTCCGTGATCGCAATGACTGATTCCTGAATGTACCGGTCCGGGGTGATATTTTCATTGACCCTAAACACCCGGAGCGCCCGCTCGTATGCGATTTCGAAGTCGCTCACGATCAGAACGCCTCGTCGCCAGCGTCGGGCGTAAACCCGTCGCCCTTGGATTCAAGCACGGTTACCGTACCGAAGCGCAGCGTGATGCCGAGCTTGGTGTTGCCGTCCTTGTCCTTGTACTCACGCACCTCCTGCTTGGCGTCCTCCACGCGAACCTTGTCGCCCTTCTTGATCGGAGCCAGCACGTTCTGTGCGTAGTCGGAAGCGCCCGTGATGGTGTAGACGGTCGTTCCGGTCTTTACCCACTCGCCGTCCTTCTTATAGCCCTCATCAAGCATGATCGGAACCTCCAGGATTCCGCGAGCCCCCTCCTTGTCGTAAGCAGGCGGGCGTGCGTCTGATCCGGCCCTCCCGACAACGGTTACGTTTGCCCCAAAGTAGTTGTTCTCGTTCACCATTTACTTTTCCTCCTTGCTGTTAGTGTACTGCTTCACTTTACGCTCCGCTTCCTTCGCTGTCAAGTAGCCGAGGAAGGCTTCGTAGTGCAGGGCGATTTCCTGCGGGTCGATGTAGTGGATGTCATAGTACGCGGGCGTCCCATCGTCATCCGTTGGCCGGAATTGAAGAATAGCATACCGCGAGAACTCGGGCACAACATCCTCCATCCACCACGTAGTCGGCTTGTCCTTCCGCTTGTAGGCTACCGCATCCTCTAGTGGAAGAACAAATGAGCCGTTGATCGTTGTAATCTCACCGTCAATGTCCAGGTTCACTTCTTCTCCAAACCAGGACATGATCTGATAACTCGAATCACCCTGCTCCTCAATCCTTGCGCGCACCACAGGATCACCACCCTGCCACATGTAGTTTCCGCGCTCTAGTGGATTGACCCGACGCAGCCATACAGGGGCCGCACCGAGCGCACCGAGTTGCTGAAGGTGTGCATCCTGAACGCGACGTGAGGTTTTCCAGTCGCACAAGGTGGGAACACCATCAATGCGTGCCAGGAGGTCAAGCGTACCCGCGTAGCCCACGGGGTTGTAAACCGTCTGCTCCGTGAAGATCGGCTCCACATCATGCTCGGCCAGAAATAGTTCAAACTGCTCAGCCAACTCGTACTGCCAGTCGGCCTCCGGCTCCCGCTCGGGGAACTCGCCCAACAGCATCGACTCCGCGTAGTTATGGAACCATGTCCCCAGGTCGGCGGCATCGTTCAGAACATAGCCGTGCCAGTTGCGAAGGTCGGGGTCGGAATCCAGCTTCGGCTCGTTCTTCCACCGCCACCGAAGGAAACCATACCCTTCGGTCTCGCTCCTATTTAGCAGGGCGTCTACGTTGGCAACGGCGAACGCCGCAGTATTGTCGGCAACCCACTGACGCAACCCCGGCTTATCTGCCGCGCCGGTGATCGTGGTAACGCCTGCAACGACTCGGTTACCATCGGTGGGAATCTTGTAGCCGGAGCCACCGTGCCCAGAGCCTCGAACCCGGAGGATCGGCTGCCCGCCCTCGGTTGCGGGGAGTATCACTCCACCTCGCCCGCTTCAAGCGCCTTCAGTACGCCACTCAGCACCTCGATATCGTTCACCCACTCGGACTTCTGCTTGCCCGAGATGCGGTTGCCGACCTTCTCGTAGTCCGCCACGCCGCCGCCGTTCTTCACCGCCGCCAGGATCGCGGTACGGTACTCGCCAGCGGTCGTCGGGCTGCCCGTGGACTTGCGGGTCGCCTGCCCGCCGCCCTGCGCCTTTGCGATCTTCGCCTGGGCGGGGCTGGATGACTCCTCCGGTACGCCATTCTTTGCCGCATCCTCAACAGACTGCTCGGTAATGAGGAAGGTTCGCAGCAGTGCGTTCTTCAGTGCATTGGTGGACGCAATATTTGATGCAACAGCGGTTCCCGTTGCCAGCCCATCGCCCGTGCCGCTCACGGTGAGACTGGAGCCGTCCTCGGCGCTGACGATTGTGTACTCGCCGGTCACCACAATGGAAACCTGAAGCCGGTTGTTCGCCTGAATGTTCTCATGCTTCACCACCGTTTCCTTCGGGAGGAAGATCAGGTTGTTCTCAACGAACTTGCGCTTCACCTCTGCCGCGATGTCGTGAGCTGTAATGTACGGCTTGCCACCCATGTTGCCGGGGAGCACGCCGTTCTTTTCGACCGAGAGGTGCTTCAGCGTGTTCGCCACACCCTCATAAACCTTGCCTGTTGCCATAGTTACTTCTCCTCCTTGTATCCTGCGGGCCAGAACCCGATCCAGTCGTCAAACCATTCGATTGTTCCGACTATCCGATTCGAACCATCTAGTCGCACTGGGATGACGAAATCCAGCGTAACGCCGGGCGTGTCATTGTAGAACGTGGAATCCTTCAATTGCTCGCTCACGGAGTCTAGCGCATCGGCAATCGCGCGCAAGTCACCCGGCGCGAATGGGATTTTCACTTCTCCTCCTTCCTGCGACCTGAGCCGCCTTGGTAAATCCTGCCCCCGACCAGGCGTTTTCCTCCGTAGATGCCGAAGTCTTCCTTGTTCTTCAACCCGAACTCAAGACACAGGGTTCGGATTGGGCATTCGGAACATAGCGCCTCAGCCTGAGAGGTCGATGGGAACGGTCTGCCGGTTTGCTCCTCCGGGTAACGCGGGTCATCAAACTCGATGTAATCCTCGGGATTGTTGAAGCACGGGCTGCGGTTGGACTCGAACCACTCGCTCATCGCCTCGTGTGCGGGTATCGCCTCCGGCTTGATTCCAAGAACGCGCTGTACGGCGGTCTTCTTGTCGTCGTACTTCGCCAAACCCGCCTCCAGAAGCGCGTCCACCTCGTCCTCCGCACGACGCGCTCGGTACATTCTAACGTACTCGTTATGCTTTGCCCGATACCCTGGAGATCGTCTGCGCTTGCGCTCTTTCTTGGCGTGAGCCGACTTGCCCTTTTCTGTTGAGTTGTACCTCTTGGCTGTTGCGGCAAGGCACGTTGCGCACCGGATTACCACCTTTCCCCGAATCTTGCGGGTTGCTGCGTTAGTTCCGACGATCTCGTGCCCGTGCTTGCATACGTCGCCAATCTGAACTGGCCTACTCATCTGCCTCGCGGTAGGGATTCCTGATGCACGGCTCGTCAAACGTCTCGTGCTCGAACACATCTCGCTCCCCCGCATCGAACCCTTCGTCCCAAGCGGCAGACTTCACGGATCGCAGCCAGGTGTCGAACTCTTCACCAGATGCTTCGTGTCCGCTGGACGGGGTGCGCTTCCATGCGCTGTACTTCTGCCAGCCGTGACGCACATCCGCTTCGTCAATGTCAATCACTCTTCCCACTCCAATCCTGTGTAATCGTACTCTCCCCGCGGAGGCCTGGGCGTCACCATCCGCCGCACCTCATCCGCCAGAGCATCCAGCCGTGCCTCGTAACTCGCGTCAGTCATCATCCGGCGACCCGATTGTCCTGCGACTCTGCACCCTGATGATACTCCCTCGCTTGAATCCACAAGTCTTTCAGGATCGCCTTCGCCACGGCGCGCACCGCCCGATTGTGCTGGTGGGCAAGCGTCAATGGCTCTCCTTCGCCAGTGGTTGCGTCCATGTACTTCAGTCGCGCATCGTCGTAGATAGCGCGGTACGGGCCACCGTTCTTGATGATCGGCTGCACGATGTTCCAGGCGCGCATCTTGGCGTCACTCGACCAATTTGCCTGCTGACCCTTGCGACGCCGCTGACCTTCGCCGTTAACGACCGAGTACCCGCAATACGCCCACAGCTCGGAAACGGTACGGGGACGCGACTCGACAAGGACATGCTCAGTGCCCTGCTTCTCGTGAATCTCCGCCCAGTACGGGTCTTTCACCGCAGCAAGAAGGCGAGCAACCGTCTTCAAGCCAAGACCCTTCTGCTGCTTGACCCACGACCCGAGGGGGTGCGCCTTCATGCGCTTCTCCAGTTGCGAGGTAATCGACTTCTCAAGTGCTTTCAGACTGTCCATGAGCGTCTGAGTGGCAACAACTGCAGGATCGGAGTCTGGCAGAGCGAGTCCTCGGACAACGCCATCCTCATCGGCGGCGATACGGGTCATAGCGCCCAGTCGGTTGCCGGTTGCCTTCCGAAGTCGCTCTACGTCGTCCAACTGTTGAGCAAGAATCTCCAACAGCGGGTCGTAAAGAAGGGGGCCTCGCGGGGCTTCCATGGGTTTCGTAGCTTCTCGGGCGAGGCTGGTCTTGGTGGGCATTTCTGCTCCTTTCGTTTAGCGCAGTCGCGTCGGTCATGGTTTCCGGTATTATGGTGGACTGCGGAAGTTTATCCCCGCCTGCTGGATGCTTGGTTTTGAGAATCTGCTAAGAGACGGGGTGCCGGGGCGAATGTTGAACGGGTTGCGACTTGACGATAGCCCCTGGCGAGTTTTGAATTATAGTGCCGGACGAACACACTCTGGTTTTCGCGGCTGCCAAGGCCCGGCAAATCTGTTCACTCCAGGTGCAAAAGAATCTCCTGGACACGCTTGATGTCAAGATCGCCAACGCGAGCAACCTTCTGCGCCGCAATCTCCCGCTGGAGCGCCTTGAACTCGTCAGCAACTCTCTGGTTGGCCTTGGCCTGATTCTCGCGAACCTGAATCACAATGTCAAGCATCGGAACCGTCAGGTCTCCCAGGCGAACGTCACCGAAGTCGCCAGCGTTCACCACACGACCGAAGTAATACTCTTCCATGCGACGCCGCGCCGCGCCGAACTTCTCATTGCGAAGCGACGGGCGGAAATCGTCGTCAAGGAACACCTGCGGCTCCGGCTGTGCGTCACCCGCCTTGTACTCCAGGTCGGCACGCTTCAGCGCCTCTGTCCCGGCGCGGCGGTCAATGTTGAACGTGGTCGGAATCTGCTTCAGCACCAGGTCGAACAGCACATCCCGATACTGCTCCTCGGGAATCTGCTCCACCACCTCGCGCGCCACCTCGTTCCGGTCGAACACCTCACGACTATTGATCGCATTGCGGATCGCGCGCGACACGGAAAACAGATCAGTTGCAATCATTCATTTCCTCCTTAGATTGTTGCCGGTCGGGCGAAAGTCGAGTGGGTGTCGGTACCTACATTGCCCTTCCGGTAAGTCAATTCCAGCAGATCGTAAGCCCTTTGTCAAGAGTCGCCAAGATGGATCGCTGGAAAAGTTTTTCAGTTGCCAAAGAACCCAATTGTAAAGAACACGGGAACCGCGCTCACCCAGCACGCCACGCTGATACAGAATGCGGCTGATGCGATCCAGCGGTTATCACGGTACAGCATCAGCGTCAAAGATGCAAGCGCCCCACCTGTAACCAGCGCGATAAACGTGAACAGTGCGTGCAGCCAGCTCATGCTGACCTCTCCGGCAGATTCTCCTTCAGCCAATCGCGCCACTCTGTCCACGCCGCAATCGACCACTCCGCGTACTCAAGGTCCGCGTTCTCCGATTCGGGGGCAACGGTGCCATCCTCATTCAGAACGCACTCGAAAACCCAGCCGTTCACCTTGTAGTAACGCACAGCACCCCCCTCTAGAAGTGGGTACTCACGATACAGTTCTACGGTCATTGCTCCTCCTTCTTTCCCCAGCTCATCTGTTCCACTCGGCGCATCTCGGTTAGGATCGCTTGCGCATGTACATTATCCGGCTCGGCCTCCAGGAAGTCAAGCACCTTCACACCTACGGTCGGCCCCATCATGACGATATACTCGCCATCCTCTTCCCAGTGCGTGATGATCGACCCGTTTACCAGGCCGTCGGGGAGGTTGTCGTCCTTGCGAAAGCGAATGTGGAAGTAAGTAAAGAAAGTCTGGACACGCTGCCAAACACTGCGATGTTCGTAACTTCTCAGTTGTGCGGCAAGAGAACCCTTACGGGCGTAGAAGGCATTCTCGAACCCGAACTTCAGTCCATCCACAAATCGCTTCAATGGCGCGTTGTATCCCGTATGGTCGCTTTTGTAGCGGATGTGCTCCAGGTCACCCTTGTCACGCGAGTATGTCCAGCCCTCCACGTTGCGCTGGAACTTCGTGGCAACAAACCGCACCCACTTGAGCATCGCCTTGTCGGACTCGTTCACGCCGCAACCTCCTTCCTGTTCGACTCGTTCAACTTCAGGCGAGCCTCTAGTTCCTTGCTCAATCTTCCCTCATCGCGCCCCTCACTGTCAAGCAGCAAGAACCGCTGCACCTGGCCCAGAGCGCCCAAACGATCCAGCCGGGACTCGGCCTGAATATTCGTCGTGTTATCCAGGTCGCGGTCAAGCCAGATTTCAGTCGAACAAACCTTCGAGAAACCCCCGACGCCAGTTCCGCCAGCCGCCAGAACCACAACGGCCACCTGAAACTCTCCAGACTGGAAACGCCGCATAAGATCATCCCGCTCGCGCTGGCTCACCTTCCCGCTCCACTCGAACGCCGAAAAGCCCTCTGCATTGAACCGAGCCGCTGCAACCCGCGCAAACCGCTGACTCGACGTAAACACCACAACCGGGTCACCATCCATCTCCCCGACGATTTCCAGGGCGCGGTCGAGCTTCGGACTCTTGCAGTCCTCCGCAAACTCAACGCTCACGTCCCCATCCTCGGTCGGCACAAGCGTCGGCACCCCGAGCGTCACCTGCCGGATGCGCAACTGCGTTGTGACCGGGAGTTCTGCAATCAGCGGGTTCTCGTCCAGCCACGCAAGGCTCTGCTTCTCCAGGTCGCGGATGACGCGCTTCTGCTCGGGGAGCAAGTCGATACGCTCCTTGATAACCTGCGGCTCGTCAGCGGCGAGGAACCCGTTCGGGTGAAACTCGCAACACTTCTTGCGCCGGAAGTGCTGAATGTACACCGGCATCTCACTCACCAAAAGACCCGGAACTTTTTCGTCCTGGTAATCTTTGCCGTTATTTGCGAAGTGCGAGTATACGGAGGTCATGCGGTAGTCCTTCCACCTGTACTCGCTCCGGTCGGCAATCTCCCCGTAGCCGTCGCGCTCCGGCCACAGCCACCGCATCAACGTCCACCAGTTCCCGAACTTGTTGCGAACGGGCGTGCCGCTCATGCCGATCCTGTAGCGCGCTTGCAGGCCAGGCTTGCCCCGGAAGCCAAGTAGCGCACGCCGGGACTTGCGGCCCTGAAGCAAAAGGTGGCACTCGTCCAGCACGGCCATGTCAATGCTCGTGAACCCAGACCAGTCAGTCCTCGTAAAAAGCTGCGGGGTAATGAGGTACACGCCAGGCACCCCGAACTCAAGATCGGAGAATGCCTCGCGCCCAGACTTTGTGCCGTTGTTCAGGAAGCGAACCTGTTGTCCCAGGATTTCCCGAACGTGCCACTCGTACCCGTCGCCATCACCCCGATGGGTTCCCTGCGGAGCGACAACAAGCGACACCTCTGCCCCCGAGCGCTGAATAGCGAAGCACGCAGCAGCGGTCTTACCGGAGCCGGGGTCGAGAGCAAGTGCCCCCACAAATCCTCCGGCCTCCAGTGCATCAGTGTCAGCCAGTTGCCAATCGAAAGGCGTCAGCAAACGTCGTACACCCCGGTCTTGTAGTGGCGGGGGCCGTAGGCGTCCACGAGGTCGTCCAGTGCGCTCATGGACGGGAACATGCGCTCGAATGCTGCGCGGTAGTCGTACTCGTCGTCATGCTCCTGGTGGTACTCGCAGGTGTACATCGCGTCATCAGCCCCGTCGCACATGCAGTTGGTGGCGCTGCTTCCGTCAGTAACTTGCATCGTGGTATCCATCATCATTTCCTTCTTTCCACTTCTCAAATCCATACTTGTGCAGAATGCTCAGGGCCTCCGATGTCGGCTCTGGAATATCACCGTGAACATAGATGCCCTGTGCGCGAAATATATCCCGCAGGATATTCTTTTCACTTTTCACAGCGCTCGCACCTCGTACTCACTACCCAGGCGCTCTGCAATGATATTGGCATCCTCGGGGGTGATGGTGGCAACCCACGGGATCGCACCGCCCTTGAAAAACACCCCGTACTCGAAGTGCCCGCTTGCGCTGTAGTCAGTCACCGTAACGCACCACCTCTCCGATCTTCTCCCACTTCACCGTCGGGCGGCGAACAAGGAAGTGCCCCTCGTCAACCGCGCGATTCGGGTCATCTCCGAAGTGCTTCGTCACCTCGATAACACCGTCACCATAGTCAACGGCCTCCGCGTACTCGTACCCCTCGCTCATCGCCTCCAGCGCTGCATGAATCTCAGCCCGGTATGCAAGCCGGGTGATCCCCTTGTCCCGCTTGCTCAGCGGCTCTCCGGGGCCAAAAGCGAACTCGTGGAACGCCTCCTGTGCAGCCTCGATTGCGTCGTCGGGGATTGATTCGATAGCCACGCTAGCGCGGGCTTGCTCGCGCATATCGATGGTCACGACTCCTCCTTCTTGATCCAGTCATTGAAGCCCACGGCTCGCTCGTCGCGAGATTCCTTACGTGCGGCTTCGAGTCCGTAGAGAATGGAACCCTCGATCATCTTCCGGTACCATTCGGTTGCAACATATCGCAACATGAAATTGCACGCCACTCGTGTCAGATTGTCCCGGAACTTTCCGAACGGTGACTTGTCGGGAAGTGGGTACTCGTACTTACCCGCCACGCTTAATCGCCTCCTTCGTCTGCTCGTAGGAAAGCTCCTCCTCCATAAACGAGTACACCCAGTCCTGGGCGGATTCTGCGTCCTCAAAGGTGCGCACCCGCTCGAAGTCCAGAGCGCCCTCGCTGAGGTCAACCGGCACAAAGCCAGTGACCTCCACTTGCACATCGAACTCGCCGCCGCCGATGGGGATGACGGTGTAGTCGAAGCAGATGTACTCGTTGCCCTCGAACTCGATTCGCTCGGAACGTGGCGCGTCCGGCGCGTACTGCTCGCCATAGACATGCGCGTAGTCGCGGCTAGTCATGCCGGGAGGGTAGTTGCCTGCCACAATAAACTCCTTTCAATCGCTTGCTGCCTACAGACTAACGAAAGCGGGGCACTCATGTCAAGTACCCCGCCAAAGTTTTTTACGGACGCTCCACCAGCACCGGCTCATCCAGCCATGTCAGGTGACACTCGCACACGCACCCGTCCCGTTTGCACCACTTGTGACTTTCGCCGTCGGACGAGGGGAACGCGCAATGCCCGGATTTGGTCATGGGGGTTGTGTCACGAGCCATCGCTACCCCCAGTCACAGCCCGCACCGTCGCACACGGCCACGACTGCGAGCATTCGTCGCAATAGACTCCGCGCACCCGGTCGTGCCCGAACTGGTCGGCGTCGATCCACGGCTCCTGGCGATGCAGGTCGAGGACTCGCAGGAGTGCGTCAGCCATCACGGGCACATCCTCACGAGCTGCCGTCTCCACAAAGTCGTATACGGCCCTGCCTCCGTCGAACTCAAACCCGTAGCGGACGTCCATCCCGTTCCCAGGCGCGCCGTCACCGATGAGCGCAACCTCAAGAACCTGCGTGTTGAAGGCTTCGGTTGCAGCGTCTGCTCGGGCCTTCGCAGCCACAATCAGCTCACGAGACAGGCTCATCGATGCACCTTCCGTCCATGTGCGAGCGCGGCATCACGCGCCGACTGCTCCACACCGCAGAAACCGAACGCTGGGTGCTTCTCGCAGTAGACGTGGAACTCCTGCTCCTGCCCAATGCCAGGCTGGTGAAACGGGCGCATGATGATGCCCGGTTCCAACTCCTGCACCTTCGGGTCGGACAGGGCGTCCGTGTAGGCGTTGCTCACTGCATTGCTCCTCTCAGCGCCGCATACACAGCACGGGCCTGCGGCATCCACCACTCCCACGACTCGCTACCGGGATCAGGGTTAGCGTTTCCGCCCTCCGGATCGCTCTCATCCGTCGCCTTCGCCATCGCCTCGATCACGGCGGGGTCAGGCTCCTCGGGGAGAGCAGCTTCCCAGCCCTCGGTAAACCCGACCACGAGCGCGGCGTAGTCGTCATCGTCCCTGTCGAACCGCTCCTCAGCGGCCTGCTGTGCCTTGCTCATCGCTCACACTCCTTCCGTCAGGGCGGCACGCATCATCCGCGCGACCTTGGACGCCTGAGCACCCGGCATCGTCACGAGGTACCCATAAGCGTCAATGACGCTCGCGGCCAACAGCAGGTCATCCCGCGTCAGTGACTCCATCGGGGCATAGCGGAGCCGGTGACCAATCCCGTACTCCTGATCGGATTCCAGGGCGGGACGCGGCCAGGTCGATCCGTCTGAGAGTTCCACTCGGAGGGCGTTCATCACTCGACTCCCTTCCTGATCGCCTGGGCGATACGCATGGCGTGCCACACGCCGTATCCCTCCTCGATTCCTGGGTTGCTCTCCGCGATCCCCGCGTCGGCTTCGGCCTGATCCAGACGACCCCGGATGTAGGCGGCACGCTCCCACTCGGCTCCCTTCTGTCGGTTGCGGTACGTCACGAGACTAGCACCCGCGACCAGCAGAAGCAAGCCCCCGCCTGCAAAAAGCCAGGCATTGTCATTCACGCCCGTTTCGGCCAGCTCGAAAGGTCGGGACGTGCTCGACGTAGCGGTAATGCTCTCTGAGTTGACCGTGTACGGGGTAGCCGAGTCGCTGCCGCCCGCATGAGCCGCTACGGGGGCCAGAACCAGCGCGCAGGAAACCAGCGCCGTAAACGTTGCACGGGCAAGAATCGTGCGCTTCATACCAACTCCCACTCGGGGTCGTTGAGCACACTCGGATTGGGAACATCATGTGTTGACCCATCCGCCGAAATCGAAAGCCACCGTCCGTTGGAATCGTGGACATTTACCACGAACATATATCGGACACTCAGGTCATCGCGATCCTTGCGGCGCAGCACGTCCCCGTTTCGGAACGTACGCACCTCGCGGTAGTCCCACTCGTTGGGGTTGAATGCGTTGGTGTAAATGGTTCCGTCGAATCGAATCTCGATTACGTCAAAAGCCGTCGATACCAGCTCCACCCCCGGCAACGACTGCCCGGTCTTCTTGTTGGTGAGAATGACTCGTGTCACGCGAACACCACCTCCTCAATATGAATTTCAATAGTCTTGCTCATCGGTAAGCCTCCTTGAGAAAATTGATCAATTTATCACTTAGTTCCTTGGCCTCCCGAAAGTCCAGCGTAAAAGACTGTGCGGCTGAGGTTCGCTCTGTAAGCTGTGTCGTCAATGTGACCTGTACCCTGCGTTGCATCCACGGGTCAGACTCGGAAACCGTGATGTCATAAGGAATGTAATCAGTCATGCTAAACCTCCTTGAGTGTGTAAGTAGTATCAGGGTAGCGGTCAGCGAACTGTTGTGCAAGGGCCTGGATCATATACTTCGGCCCCTCGATAATCGTCTTACCCTCAGCGTTGAGCAGGGCGTAGCGGGTGGGTGTCAACGCTCCTCCTTTACGATTGCGTAGCCCGCGCTGTGCAGGTTCTCTACAATCCAATCAAGAACCCACAGACACTCCACCATCGCGGCCTGCATAGGCTTCGCGCGAGGATCGTACATATCTTCAATAGCGCCGTACAGCGCCTCGACCTGGCGATAGGTGCTGAGCTTGCTCACGACTCCTCCGGGTTCAGGTAGTAGTTCAGCGTTCGCACGCGCTCTTCCGCCCACGCCCGCGCCTGCTCGTCGGTGACCAGCGTGTTCAGCGGGTAGTCCTCTTCGATGAGGCCATACTCCGAGTAGCCGCTACCCATGAAACCGCGATCCAGCGATTTGTAATAGGCCAGCGCCTCACTGTGCGAGTCAAAGCCATCGTCGCCATTGCGGATCGTGGCGGGCCAGCCGTCCTCCAGCGTGGACATGAAGCCGTGAACAAGGTACCACCGACCGGTGTCCCTGTTGAACTTAACCGTGTGGTACGTATCGCTGCTCACTTCTCCTCCTTGTCTACCGAACGTCGTCCAGCGCCGTACACAGCGTAGCCGATGCGGACGATGGTAGCAAGGGCGAGAGCAACGGCGCACGCCCAGAGGGAAACCCACACATTGACGAGCCCGAGTGCAATCACCGCCAGCATGAGAGTTGCCCAAGCGTACACAGCTATGAGAGTGTTCAGTTCCTCGCGCATCACTTCTCCACCTCTCCGAACGTAGACTCACGCCGCGCGTCAACAAGCCGATACTTCTCGTAGCCGCACGCCAAGTTCGCAATGCGGATGGATTCGGCGTCGAAGGTGCCGTCAGCAAACGGACTCCAGTCGTGGTCTGGGGTCGGGCGGTACTCGATTGTCATGCTTCCTCCGATCTTCCTTTGCATACGCCTTCACAATCAGATTGAACTCCGGGTTGGGGAAGTTGGCTTCCGCGTTGTAGCGCTCTGCCTCCTCTTTGCTGTCGAACACATAGACCATGCGGACCTTGAGGTCAGAACCTTCGCGGTAACGGTTAACGAGTGCGTACATGTCAGCACTCCTTCGAGTAGTCCAGCAGCAGGCTCTCGAAGTCATCGTCCGAGAGGTAGTAGCCGTCATCGGTGCCAATAGCGCGGCTGATACCCAGCAGCACTTCCTTGGCCTGCTCGCCCGTGAGATTCAGTTCGATGAAGCGGTTGCGAAGAGTCTCGCGCATTTCAAAACTCCCTTCGTTCGGTTGCTTGTAGCCTAGTCGGTTGCGGGTTAGGTGTCAACTCCACCGCCACCCGTCCGGGCCGTAGTGGAACGTGCCGTAGACCTTGCCGCTGGGCGTCAGCACGTCGAACACGAGGCCCGCATCGTGACCGAGGTTATCCTTCGCGTGAAGAGCTGCCAGCGTGCTGTACAAAGCGCGAGGCGCGTCCTCCTTAATCACGTGCCGAATGACGCGAGGGGACTCTGGTGGTGCGGCTGGGCCAAAGGAGGAGGTGGACTTTTTCACTTCCAGCACTTGCGTCCACACCGGCAACCACGAGTCGATACGCTTCTCGTCGTCCTCGTGCGGCGGGTCACCCCACACCAGCCCCGCCTTCACAAGCGAGGCGTGCTCAGCGGCACTTTTAAACGTGTGCCACCGCTCACCCTTCAGCAGGGCGATGTAGTCGGCGGTGCGAGACGGGTGGGTGCTCATCGGGCCGCAAGCCATTCCTCGTAGCGTTGCACGTCCCAAACCACAAGGCCGGTCTGCTCGTCAAGGTAGAGGTCAAGGTCAACCGAGACATCTTCCGGGTAGCCGTAGCCGCGCTCGCGGGTTTGCGTGACCCGAGCCTCGATAGGCGTATATGTTCGCTCCGACTCCTCGACCAGCCGAAGGGTCGCTATAGGGTAGATCGCTCCATTGTTGATTGCCATTTCAATCCTCCTTCGTTCAGCTAAAGCCTAGTCGCTTGCTCGGTTGGTGTCAACCGCCCGGATCGCAGCCTCAAGCTCCGACCAGTCGTTGCCTGAGCGCAGTCCCCACTCAGCGAACTCCGGGTGCTCGGCGTTCCAAGCCAGGGAATCCTCGTGCCAGATGATCTGACCGGCCTCCACGCGGGCAAGCCACGGCGGGGTGTCGAAGTCGAAGTGGATTTTCAGCCACTCGCCACCGGTAGCCTCGATACCGTACCAGTTGCCCGAAAGGTGGTCAATCGGCGGCTCCCACCCGGCAAGGTAGCGCGTCTTGAACGTGTCGTGGTGGCGGATACCGCTAGCTGCCTTGATGTAGGTCAGTGGGATTTTCCGGTCGGCGGCCTCCCGAATCGCCTGCCGCAAGTTGCGCTCGGCTGTCTCGTTGCGCTTGGCAATCAACTCCTGAACCTCGATCTGAGTGCGGTAGTCCTGCTCGTCCAACTCCCGACGGGCACGGCGCACCTCCTCCAGCACCGCCTTCTCAGCCGGGGTCAACTGCGTTTTCGTACGGGGCATTTTCAATCCTCCTTGTGGATGTTCATGATTCTGGTGAGCACCTTCCGAGCGTGGTCGATGTGCTCGGGCAGGTTACCGCACTCGTCGAGGTCGAGCAAGTACCACTCGGCCACCTCTGCAACGGTCTCCGACGGGTCGGCGCAGTCAATGCGGAACGCTACCAGAATTGGGTTCGGATCGGGGCGGGCACACTCGCGGGCGGTGCTGGTGAACTGCATTTGGTCCTCCTTCGGTCGGTTTCCGTTGTCCCTAGTCTGACAGACGGGGCCGTTCTCGTGCTGGATTTTTGGTAACAACAGGGTAACGGTTGGTCATTAAGTTCGGATAATGTGTCGAATAAAAACGCGATTTGAAACTTTTAGTGAAATGTTATGAGGTTAGATTATGGGCTTGTAACCGTATTTTTAGGGTTTCGGGCGATGTAACGTAATCCGAGAAGCCCGTATTTACAGGGAAGTTGGTGTGAGATTGTCCCTATACATGTAAGCTTTAAAGTACATGTTATATAACTTATTCCTCGTTACACGTAATAGAGAAGGTGTTAAGGCGATCTGACGGTAACTTCCCCGTATTTACAGGGGACACGGGTTCTATACAGGTTTTGTACAGGATTCGTTCAGGATTGACGGGTGACACGAACGGGGGGCACCCAAACGGGGGTCAGATCGCGACGATGCTCCCGCAAGGAGCGGTCGCTAGACTGCGACTATACGCCAGCACTCTGAGGCCGGACGGTCGCAATAGCGGCAAATCACCCCGAGGGTGACTGCCTCTCTGATCGAGTCGGTAGCGTTCTGGCAGATGAGGGCCGCGAACCCGTCGCATGCCTTCACGTAGTGAGTCACGCTATGCGAACACGGCACGTAGTACCACTCGGAAGGGTCGTGGCGAGTTTTGCTCTGGCAGGTCGGCTCGTCATCCAGGCTCGCCTCAAGGTAGAGCAGGGCGACCTCGGTTGCGTTGAGGGTGGGCATTTTCAAGGCTCCTTATCTGAGTCGGTTCTTCGGCTTGCCTAGCCACCCGATTTTTGCCGGGGGACGTAGGGTAGGGCAGATTTGGCCGTAGGCCGCACACCAAGCGGCCTAGGACGCGATTTCGTGGGCCGGATTGGTTTGCGGACGGTTGCGGATTTTTATAGGCTTAGAACGCCGTTTTTACTAAGGCAGGAACGTAAGCCGTTCACGGGGTACGAAACGAACGGTGTCGCGACCCTGCGAATCGCGAGCAAGCACTCTGAACAGGCCCCGTTGGTAGTCGAGCACCCGGACTTTGTAACGTCGCCCATTCTGAGAGAGCACGGCATGAGTCGGCAGGGTCATCGTCGGCCCCTCAGCTCCTTCGGGATCAACGGTATTCGGTGCCGAGTCGGGAGACAGTGAAGTGGTAGACGATTCTCCCCGTCTCGCTCAGCGTAACCCGATTCTTACGAGTCCACTGAACCGCCTCAGGGTGAGGAACGGCACGCCTAGCGGCCTTACGTGCCGCCGACTCATGGGCCGCCGTATTGGGGTAGGGAGTTTCAACGATGACGGTATGCGAACCGTCACCGTCCCAGCGGACTTCGGTGACTTTGGTGATCTTGGACATTCTTAGCGTCCCCTTTCTGGGATGAGGTGCCCTAGGGCAATGAGAATCACACCTAGGGCGAGAGTTGCCAGGATCGACACCTAGCGCTCAATCAGATTGACGACGAGCCACAGAGCTGTCAGCGCGGCGAACGTGAGGGCGAACGTCAGCACGTTGCCCACAATGCGCCGGATGCGCTTACGGCGACGGGCGGCAAGGTACTCACGAGTCCACCATGCGGCGTATTCAACGGCGGTTTGAGGCGGTTCGTTCTCCGGGTGCATTACCATGCACCCCCAAACGCAACACGGGCAGCACGCTTAGACTGTCGGGCGGCCCGCAGCTCGAACGAGCGGACGCGCTCATTCTGACGCCGCTCACGGTACATTTCGCGAGCCTCAGGGCTTTTACGGTTCGACATTTCTGCTCCCTTACAGGTTCCGATTGTCTCTTCAGGCCACGATTACGGAATTACGCGGCGACGCGCCCCGTAGGGCACGTTTCGACTGTTCAGCGGTTCATGTAGTCGTGATAGTGCACATCCGCGATAGCCCGGACGGATTGCGGATAGTAACGGGCGATGACTTCCGAATGACCATCGTCTCCGAAGAAACACGTCTCAATCGCACCATCGGGCAGCATGACCGTACTTAGTTCGCCGCCCGGAACGCGCTTAATAATCGCCTTTGCCATTTCCATGTCCATGTCCTTTCAGTCCTTGGGCGACCTACTCACCCGCCCCCGCTCCCGTAGGGCCGTCGAGGGGCACGCCTACGGGAACGGAGACTAGCGGTTAGGGCTTGACGACGTGCGAGATCCGGCCCGCCCGCGTCAGGGCGAAAGTGTGCGGAGTGTCGCGGAACTCACGGTTCTCGATACCGTAGGCGAGTCCCGCGTCGTTGCTGATCCGGTACGACTCTCCCGTGTCCAGCACGACACTGACCATCGGGTTTCCGTAGACAGTGTGCCCGTGCCGGATGACTCGGGTGACTTTGCCGGTGATGGTTGCCATGATCTTGCCTTTCGTTTGGTGTGTTTGGATTCTTACGGTTGCGGGGCATTCTGTCAAGCCCCGTTGAGGTCAGTCGATCCGGTACTCTGCAAAGTGCAGCCACGCGCCGGGCGGGACGGGCACGCCACCAAATGCGGGGGACTCGTCCCATTCCGAGAGCGGCAGGGACACTATGTTCAGCTCCACATAGGCGCGTAGGCTCATGTCGCCGGAGTCCGGGCTCCGCTCGCCCAGCTCCGCCGCAATGCAGTCAATTGCGCGCGTGAGCCCCCTGGGAGTATCGCGGGTGAGTACGTGCCAACGGCCATAACCGTCAGCGTAGGCGAGAGTGTCGGTCATCGTTCTTCCCTTGTCTGCCCCCGTGTGTCGGGAGCTAGTGCCCTCACCCGGTAGCGAACCGGCGGGCTCACGTAGTGAGACTCGGAGAGTCTTTCTCTCGTGAGGGCTGTTGCGCCTAAGGGTGCGCATATCCCCCGTTAGCGCGGTACTCGCGACGCTCCTCGATGGTCATCGGTGTAATCTTGAGATTACGGGAACCGTCAGGCAGGGGGTAGACCCGGCCAGAGTAGTCCCCCCGGCGTCGGACGCCCAGCAGGGTGACGGCCGCATAGTTGTTGTCACTGGCAATGAATCGGGCGTTATCGATTAGCGCCTCGGTGGCGCGCCATGTAGACCAACGTCCGTCATATTGGGCGATGACATGTGTTCCCAGCTCGTGAAACTTTGTTCCGTCGTGGCGTGTGTACTCAATTTCGAGAAATGCGGTCGCCATTGTTTCTTCCCTCCATCATGTAGCCGACTGTCGGCTAGCGTGCCCTAGTCCCCTATGACGGGGTACGCCTTGCGCGCTAGGGCTAGTGTTCAGTTGTGTGCGTGCGCGTAGCTGGCGAGCCCAGCGGTTGAGGATACGTTGCGGTACACGAGCGCGTTATAGCGCGGCGTGTGCGGCGGGTAGGGAATCATGCGCGAACTGAGTCCGGCTCATCGTCCCGCAGAAGGCGAGACTCCCAAGTGATCCATGCGGAGTCTTCCGCCTGCGCCACGATGACGGGTTGTGTCATGCGGGTGCTGACGATGCCAAAGTGTCCGGCCAGCTCGACGCGCGCCCGGACAAACATAGGGGCGGCGGTTCGCTTGCGGGTGGTGTACGTGACTCGGGCGACGCCGGGGGCGACTTCCTGCGCGTGGCCGTAGGGCTGATACTTGAGTGCCATGTTTCCTATCCTTAGTTGCTGACGAGAACGGCGACGGGGGTACGGTAGTCCCGGTTAGCGGCGCGCCACACGGCGATAACGTCCGACTTGTCCTTGCGAACGTCGCGGGTTGCGGGGAGAACAACCGTGTGCAGCACTTCACGAGTGCGGCGGTGAATGATGGTGTAGGTGTACACGCTAGTTGTCCTTTCGGGTGGGCCATGCGTCGCCGTTATGCGCGTCGCAAGGGCCGGTGCCGGGGTAGTAGAGGGCGCGATGCTCGCAGACGGGGCAGGGGGTCGCGTTGCATTCCGTGCAGTAGCCGAATCCGCCGATACCGCGGTGAGCACCATCCGGTGTGCGGGTGCAGTTGCTATTCATGACTACATACTGCCCTACGACGCGCGTCATGTCAACCCCGGCGCGGCGAATACCCTACCCCCCGTTAGGGGGCGTACATACGTTCGATGGCTCGCCTAGCGGCGGCCTGCTGCCGCATAGTACGCGCGTGAGCTGCACACCCGGCGCGGCAGGGGGCACGCCCGGCGGGAGGGTGCGGAGCGCGTGGCGAGGAACCGGCGCGAGCTACATGCGCGAGCAAGCCCGCGCTAGCGAGGCTATTAGAACACGTATTCGATTAGGGTTGCCTAACCGCAGTACGGGCGGCGCGGGGCGCGAATCGAACGTATGTTCGGAACGTATGTACTAGTGTGGGCGCGGCGCGAGGGCGAGGGGGGCCGGGCGGCAGGGGGCGGACGTATGTTCGAGGGGAAAGGTTGCGGATTTCGAATGGATGTTCGAGTGAAAAAGACGCGCGTCCCACCCGTGCGAATCTCGCAGCCCTAAACCTTTTTCTATGGGCGCGAATGTCACACCTAACCCCCCTTTCCGAAAAATTTTTCATTTGTGTTTTTGGCCCTAAGGCCATCTTGCTGTGAAATCGCTGTGAACCGCCGCTGTTTTGGCACGTTCGGCCTGTGTGCCTGGTTACAGTGGGGGTGCGCGGTGTGGCACGGTGTAGTATCAGCGCGTTCGGGATGGTTTTTAAAAAACGGATGGAGGTTGCGGTGGTTTTGATGCTGGACTTGTTTGCTGGCACTGGGGTTGGCGTGGCAGCGCAGCGCCTGGGGATTGAGGAGCACGGTGTGGAGATCATGCCGGAGGCGGTTGAAACCCGCGAGCTGAATGGCATGAAGACCGTGTTCAATGACGTTTGGGACGTTCACTTGCTTCCCGATGTGGAGTACGATATTCTCTGGGGGTCTCCGCCGTGTCAAACGTTTTCGAGTGCGGGCACGGGTTCTGGGCGTGCGGCGCTAGCGAGTGTCCTGGCGGCGGTGGAGGCTGGAGAGTGGCAGACGGTTCCAGGTTTGCGTGCGCTTGCTGGGCGGGTGGGGGATGATCGCACGGCGCTGGTTCTTGCTCCGCTTCATTACGCCTTCCGGTTGGCTCCACGGGCGGTTGTCTTGGAGCAGGTTCCATCTGTACTGCCAGTATGGGAGGCGGTTGCTGGGGTTCTGCGCAGGTGGGGTTATTCGGCGTGGGTCGGGGTGTTGGATTCCGCCGATTATGGAGTTCCACAGAGTAGAAAGAGGGCTTATCTGGTGGCGCGTACGGACGGTGAGGCGTTTCCGCCAACGCCTACTGGGCGAGTTGCATTGAGTTCCATCCGCCCGGATCAGGATGGCTTGATCTCGAATTACAGTCATAATGGGCGAGAGGGCGGCATCGTCGTTCCCGGAAGCAAGAAACCGCGTGGTTACCGTTCGATTAACGAGCAGGCGTTTACCGCGACGAGCAAGGTGATGAGTCAGCGTTGGTTTCCGTCGATGGAGCGTGTTTCCGAGCGGGAGGCAAAGGCTATCCAGTCATACCCCGATGGTTTTGCATTCACAGCGAAGGCGGGGTTGCAGATCGGGAATGCCGTCCCTCCGTTGATGGCGGAGGCCGTTCTACGGACGCTGTTGTAGTGGCGAAACATCTCGCATCGCACCTACCCCCGCAGCACCCCTTGGTCTCCGATTTTTTTCAATGCACTTTGCCGCCCTAGTGGCCCCCTTCCGGCTGATTGCTGGCAAAACGCTGTGAACACCTCTGTTTTCGCGCCAAACGCACCTGCCGCGTGGTTATGCTAGGGGCAACAGAAAGGAGTGGTGATGAGCAAGGCGAATGCGCTGTATTGGCATCGGGTTGCGGTGCGAGGTGTTGCCGACGCGATTGCCGAGGATGGTGATGTTTTCGTGTACGTCCTCAGTTCGGATGACCTCGGAGTTGACTTCGCGGTCGAGGGGGATTCGGCGTACCGTGTCGAGGTGCGCTTGTTCGAGTTGAAGGAGGATAAGTGACGACAATCGTAGCTGTGCAGGAAAAGGGGAACGTGGTATTCGCCTCGGACAGCCAGACAAGTTGGGACGGGCGTAAGTCGTGGAGCGCGGAGAAGGTGTTCCGCAACGGGGGACTGGTGATCGGGGCGGCTGGAGACGTGCGAGTGAGCAACGTGTTCGAGACCGCCGAACTCCCCCAGCCGGAGCCGTCGTTACGTAAGCGTGGTGATATCTACCGGTGGCTTGTGAATCATCTGGTTCCCGCGCTTCAGAAGGCGCTGGAGGATGCCAGAACGCTGAGCGAGAGCAACGGGGAGACGGGCAACCGCGGTTCATTTCTTGTCGCCGTCAACAATCAGGTGTTCGAACTTTCATCGGACTTTGCGGTGACAACGGAGCGCAGCGGTAAGTACGCTATCGGCAGCAGTGATGCTGTTGCCATCGGTGCGCTGGAGGCGGGGGCGTCCCCTCGTGAAGCAGTGAAGATCGCCACCTTGTATGATTCGTGGTCGGGTGGTAGTGTTCGAGTGACCAACAGCAACGGAGGAGTGAAGTGAGTTTGCGAGAAAAGTCTACGGAAGGGTGGCTTGCTGATCTTGAAAAGCCGCTGAATTGGCGAGTTGTCGAGGTTCGGCAGGGCAAAAAGGTGTGGTACGAGGTGCGGGCCGAGGACTCTGCGCTGGTTGTGACTAATAGCGACTCCCTTGCTCCCTGGCGGTTTCGCAGTGAGAGGAGTGCCATGCGGTGCGCGATTCGGGAGAACAAGCGCGAGCGGGAACATGTGAATCGAGAGGAGACGTGGCTATGAGTAGCGGAAGCGCCAAGACTGAACTAACTCGCAGCGAGATCGACGCGATTATTCAGGGGTTGTATCTGGAGTACTACCGGAACCGCATTCCTGTGCCTCCGCCGCACCGCGAGAGCGAGGAGTTGGCGTATTGGTGGGGTCGGTGGGAGAGCGCGGAGGGTGAGTGATGGCCGACAAGAAATGGAGTAGCGAATACTTCAACTTCACCCAGGACGGCTGGCTATGGGGTGATAGCGACATTCCGGGAGGGTCGATTGGTGAACTGTTGACCCCCAACGAAGCCCTGAACCTCGCCAGCGCATTGCTTCAGTACGCAACGCAGAACGGTGCGACCAATGATTGAAGTCTACCGGCTCGAAGAGGGCGTCCGCACCTTGCGGTTGTTCCACGGTGGCTGGCTGCTGATTGACGGCCCAGCCTCGGGCATTCAACTGACCGCAGATTCCGCTTATGCACTGGCAGCCGCTCTTGTCGAGTGGGCCGATGGGGAGGAATGGCTTTCCCGTGAGCAAGCCGACTGAATAGCGCAGATTCCCACCTGGCTACAGCAAGGAGTAAGAAGTGAGTAAGGTTACTGGATTCGCGATGGGCGGGGGTGTGCTGTGGTACCTTTCGGCCTGCAAGAACTGCGGCAAGGAAACGAGGTCGATAGATAAGGCGAATTGGGTTCATAGTGGTAGTTACTCAAGTATGTGCGAAAGGATGCGGATTAAATGACCGAACGTAAGTACACGCGAGCCGAGTTCGATACGGAGTTGCGTGCCACTTGGGAGGGCTACGACGACGCCAAGAAGCAGCAGGCCCGGAACCGCATCCTCTCGTGGTTTGACTCGGTACAGCACGACCTGGGGCATGTCGGAGCACTCTACGATAACCTGAAGCGTGTAACGGCGGAGAAGGTGGCGGCAGAAGTCCGCGCTGAGGAGGCTGAGCAGCGCATTTGGCACTTGGAGCGGCAGTTGGCGGCGAAGCGAGTTGAGGAGGAGCGAGATGAGTAACGTGGTCTACCAAACGAGCAAGCCGCGGTACGTGGTTGAGCGTCTTTGGCGGGACGGCTGGGACGCTGGTACGTGGGCGGCGGATAGTGGTTTCGCGATCCTAGAGAACGCCCAAGAGTACGCAGACGAGCAGCAGGCGATCTTTCCCGAAGAAGAGTTCCGCGTTGTGGATACGCAGCCCGAGTAGTGTAGGCTAGCCACATGACCGACGCATACGCAAATAGCGGTAACTCCACCTACGAGTTCCATGATCTGTGTCTATGGTTGGAGCGGGAGCACGAGTGGCTGTTCACGGCGCGGTTTGAGGGCGTGACGATCATCGCGTCCACCAACCCGGACCCCACCCCGGAGGAGATCATTGACGAACTGCTCCACAAGGCCAAAGAGGTGCGTAATCATCCATCTCATCACTTGAGGTTGGTGGGTAATGACCAATCCTAACGTCGTAGCGAAGCCGGATAAACTGGTGGACTCGCTGCTGGAGAAGATTTACGAGCAGCAGCAGACGATTCAGATTCTGGAAGGGGAGCTGCAAACGCTGTATAACAAGGTGCTGATTCTAGAAGGAGGGTGAAGATGGGCTTCCTGAACGACCTAGTGAACGACGCATTCGACGCGGCGGAGTCTGCGGGTAAGCGCCTGGAAGACTGGTTCGCAAAGGCGATTGGCGAGGAGGAGTGATGGCCGAAGACAAGACGCCGCTACAGAAACTAGATGAGGCAATTTCGGACTTTGTTTCTGCCACTGGTGGAGATACGGTCTCGGGCTGGATTATCGGATGGCAGGAGATGGCCTTCACCGACGAGGTTGGCGTCCTGCCTATTCTGACGAGGCCGAACTACACCTTCGGCAGTGGAACTACTTTGGAAACTGCTTCAGGGCTTTCTAGATTCCTGACACACGTTACCGATGCTGGCCTGCTATCGGCAATCCATGACGAGGGCGAAGGCGAGGAGGAGTGATGACCAACCGAGATATTGAAATCACCACGAAGCGGGTGACGACGGTGGATAGCGTGCAGGAGGCGTTCGCGTTCATCATGGAGCACTTGGATGAGGTGGGGGATCAGCCGCGCATCGAGATTGAGCCGTTCACCGACTTGGGTGCGGGGATTGCTCAGGTATTCGAAGACCCGGATGCGGATTTGCTGGGTGTTGTGCGCTTTGAGGTGAGCATTACGAACATGGTGGTCAAGGAGAGGGCTTCAGAATGACGATTCACTTGATGGTGCAGTTTCAGGATGGAATCGCACACGAAGGGCCGTATAGCATCACGGACCCGTACTTTGTGAGGAGCAATAATGGCGAAGGCTGAGAAGGTCGAAGTTGTTCTGAGCAACACAGACCGGCAGCTGCTGCGGGATATCCGGGATGCGCTGCGGGCGCTGGGCGTTGAGCCGGAGGACGAGGACTCGGCGGCTGGCGCGGTGAAGCGGCTGGTGGAGTCCGGGCCGGACGAGTGGGACCACAGGTTCTTGGACGATCATTTTGCCGCAGACTCCAAGGGCTACACTTGGAACGGCCAGGGCTGGGCTCCGAAGGAGTAAACTAGAACAAAGCCCTGGGCGTCACGAGCGCACCGGGGTTTAGGGCTCCGATTTGGTCGAGCCAGCACCCGGAGATGCTTTCACCTTTTCCGGTGGCTGTTATGCGGGATCGTAACCCGCGGAGTCCACGATATGTCCTGTATCCACTTTTCCGCCAACGAGGATGCCTGGTGTGACGCAAATGCGGCACCTGACCTTCCCAAGTCGCGAATCCCGCAACGCAGGAGCAAGCGCGAGCGTCTTGTGTTCCTGGCCGATGACCCCCGGCCTGCTATCAGGGCTGCGGTGGCTGGCAACCCGGAGACTCCCAGGTACGTTCTGGTCCGGTTAGCTTCGGACGAATGTTCGGAGGTTCGCCGTTGGGTTGCGCGAAACTTTAGAACACCTGTTCGAGCGCTGAAGCGGCTTGCGCGTGACGAAGATCACGGTATTGCAGCCTATGCGCGGTTGCGGCTGTCGGTTATCTGGTCAGGGCGCTGGTAGCACGTTCGTGCGTATCTGAAAAGCCTTATACCGACCAGGTATCAGTATTTCCCGCTAGAATGGTGGCATGAGGGAATCCGCCATCGACAGCCTGCTCGTGCAGTACGCGGGCATTAAGACGCCTAACGACATCGCGGATATGACGGGGCTCGCACCGGAGGACGTGGTGAGGCGCACCCAAGAGATTCTGGATCGGGTGGTGCTGACGAATGCGCAGCGGCGGGCGAAGTTGATCTTCCAGCTGGATGAGATCACCGCAGAGATGAGTTCCCGGTACAAGACAGCGAAGGATGAAGACCTGGCGCGTCTCGGTAATACGGCGGCGGGTGCTATTGGGCGTATTCTGGGTGAGTTGCGTGCTCTGGAGAAGGATGCTCGGGAGAATGAGTTGGAGCAGGAGCAGGCGATGGGGCGGATTCTTGCTTCGATGGTTGATAAGGCGATGCAGCGGGCGATTGGTGAGTTGAAGGCGCGTCACCCGGAGATCGAGACGGACAACCTTGGCAAGATTGTGGAGTCTCATCTGGTGGAGATCGCTCTGGAGATGGATTCCGAGTAGGAAGTCCTGATAAAATTGAAGGGTGCCCAGAAGCGCATTTCTGGACACCCGAAGCCGCTGATTGGAGCGACGTGAAGATTCTAGCAAAGTGCTCCCTTGAATGGTGCGACAGGGACTCCTACTGCAAGGGATACTGCGATGGTCACTACAGGCAGTCCCTAAAGGGAAAACCCTTCAGGCCGATACGTCAGAGCATGAAGTCAGGCAGAGGCGCTAAAGAGTGCTCGTTTACTGGATGCGATAAACCGAGGGATTCCTGGGGTCTTTGTACGACTCACGCGAAGCAGCGTTCCCGTGGAGTGGAGCTCTATCCCGTCTCAAGGTTGCATGTGGATTTGTGTTGCATTAGCGGATGTGAGAAGCCGCATAAGCGCAACGGATTCTGTTCCACCCACGAGTATCGCTTCGGGCGCTACCAGTTAACAGTGATTCAAGCGATGATGCTGGCACCCGATGACTCGCCGTGCTATATCTGCGGCAGTATTATGCCAGGCGAGATGCATATAGATCATGATCACTCCTGCTGTCCCGCGAAGGTTGGCAAGACTTGCGGCGGTTGCGTGAGAGGCGTGCTGTGCCGGAAGTGCAATTACGGAATTGGGAACTTCGGCGATGACCCAAGCCTTCTTGCGCGCGCAATCGAATATCTAACAGGAAGCAAGTAACGATGCAACTCTCAAACATTGCAACCCTCGCCATCGAGGAGATTCGTAAGAAGTCGAAGCTTAGGCTGTATCAGACGGATTATGTTGCGTGGCGTCATGACATCCTCGGGTACTACTCGTATCAGAAGATGGACGAGATCATGATGGAGGCGTTGCATGGGGAGAAGAATCGCACGCTCATCAAGTCGTCTAATGGTACGTCTAAGTCTTGGGAAGTGTCCTGTGGCATCCTGTGGGCTGGTTCCGTGTTCGAGCCTGGCGAGACGGTTAGTATCATGTCCGCGCCGTCGGTGTCTCAGCTTGAGAAGGTGACGATGGCTTACCTGAAGAGCCATTACGGGACGGCGGCAGCACGCGGTTACCAGCCTCCGGGTAAGATCAACGAGTCCCTGGAGTGGAAGTACGACGGGCCGAACGGCGGCATCTATATTGCGTTCGGGCGAAAGCCTCCCGCTGGTGGGGACGCCGTTTCGGTGTTCCAGGGTGTCCGGTCTCAGCATGGTCGAACCTACGTCTGGTTTGATGAGGCTGGCGGTATGGAGAAGCACATGTGGACCGCAATGGAGGCGGTCATCACGGGTGCTGATGCGCGGTTCATCGGAATCGGCAACCCTGACAACGCTTCTGGCGGGTTCTATGAGGCGTTCACTAACGAGAAGATCGCCCGCGAATACAATCTCTTCTCGATCAGCTCCTACGATCTGCCCACTTTTACTGGCGAGCGCGTCTATCCTCACACTCCCGAGGGTGATGAGATGGAGGCCAGGATGCTCAAGTCGCTCACTCAGGTTGAGTGGGTGGAGCATAAGAAGAGGGTTTGGGGGGAGCGTGACGCGAGGTTCCAGGCCAAGGTGTTGGGCGAGTTCCCTGGCGACGGTGACACGGCTTTCTTTCCGCAGCGCATTATCGATTTGAGCCACGAGACCACTATCGAGCCTGAAACCGACACGGTGATTCTCGGCGTGGACATCGCCCGCTACGGTCAGGATGAGTCGGTGATCTACGAGAACCGCCAGGGGCGTCTTCGCCTGCGGGATAGTTGGGGCAAGGTGGACACGGTGGAGTCGGCCCGCCGCATTCATAAGGTTGCCACGGAGGAGCGCGCTTACGCTGTGTGCATCGACGCCTCGGGTATCGGTGGTGCGGTGTTCGACATGCTGGAGAACCTTGACGAGTTCGCTGACAAGTGCTACTACCTGATCGGGATTGACGGTGGTACGCGCTCGTCTGATCCGAGTCGCTGGCTGAACACGAGGGCGGAGAACCATGACCGCCTGCGCACGCTCATGGCCGAGGGCAGGATCGACCTGGACTTCGACGACAAGGAACTTGCGGATCAGTTGACCAACCTCACCTACAAGTTCACTCCGCGTGGTGCTATCCAGATCGCGTCCAAGGATGATATGAAAACGGTCATGGATGGCTCCCCTGACCGCCTTGACGGGGCGATCTATAGCGTCTATGATGTGGAGTCGCTGCTGGGGAAGGTCCCCGAGGGCACGGTGGTGGCGATGGAGCCCGAGGACGTGGAGGTTGACTACGACTTCTATGAGTTCATTCGGGGGCCCGGCGCTCCGATCCTCTGATTCGGCTTTTTCACGGTTTTTCAGCCTTGATTTCCAGGGTAAACTGGAGTAATGGACGCTGAGACCCCTGAAGTACTGATCGAGAAGGCACTTACCGCGCTCAAGGAGGAGAACGCGGGTCTGCGAATGCAGATCGAGGAGGGGATGACCGAGGTTCAGCACATGCTCGCGCTAGAGGATCGCGGGTGGACGCTGATTGCGGGGATGCAGGACAAGGATCGCCTCCACGGTCTCAGCCTGACCGAGCTTCAGGATGTTATCAAGTTCATGCAGCCGAAGATCGCTGCGGGTTCGCTCCCTGGCCGCGCATCCGACCTTCATGCGGGTTACGTGTGGGGTCGCGGTATCAACATCGAGGGGCTGGAGCGTCGGGACGGTAGCCAGGGTCGCCAGAAGGGGATTGTGGATTTCGCCGCCAAGAAGGTGAACAGGGAGTCGTTCCTTTCGGCTACCGCGCAGCAGGAACTCCAGAAGGCTCGGTTCGCGGAGGGTAACGTCCTGTTCTTATGCAACAAGGGCGCGAAGACCGTGAAGCGTATTTCGATGATGGAGATTACCGATATCATCGTGAACCCCGACTTCCCCGAGGACATCTGGGCTTACCAGCGCACCTGGAACCCGAAGCCGGACGATGTGAACTCGGAGAAGGTGTCGCGGTGGTACTACACCAACCGCTTCAGTGGCACGCGCCGCAAGTCATTCCCGAATACGGACGGCACCTCCACCCCCGTGGATCAGGATGTCACGATCATCGACGGGCGCTTCAACCGTCAGGTCGGGTTCGCGCTCGGTGTGCCGGATGGTCTCGCGGGCATTCACTGGTCGGAAGCCTACGGTGAGCACCTGCGCTACGGTCAGATCGTCACCGAGGCGCTGTCGAAGATTCTGTTCAAGATCAAGAACAACAGCAAGAAGGGCGCTGCAAACGCCGCTGCCAAGGTTGCCCTCGCTAAGGGGGCTGGCAATGCGGCGTCGATGGGTGGCGACCAGGACATTGAGGCGATCCGCACGGCGGGTAACGCTTACTCTTTCGAGAAGTTGCGTCCGGTGGCTGCGATGGCGGCAAGCGCGTGGAATGTGTCGAATGCCGACCTGCTGAATGACTCGGCTGCCGCTGGCTCCAGTTACGGTGCGCTTCAGGCACTGGCCCCTGGTAACCGCAACGCCATGACGCTCATGCAGCGCGAGTGGGTTGACCTGTTTACCGAAATCTTTGAGTTCTTCGGGTTCAACGCTCCAAAGATTTGGTTCGAGCCGATTGAGGCCCCGGACGTGTACCGCCAGTCGCAGGCGCTCAAGTTGCTGTCTACCGAACTCACCCCCGCCGAGTTGCGCTCCAAGGCGCTGGACATCCTCGACATTGCGGGCAACCCTGAGGTCAGCAATACGCTCCGTGCGCAGGGAATCGCGGACGCTAAGGCCGCAGCGCAGCAGGCTTCTCCCGATCAGGGGCAGGGCAATGGCACGGGTGGACAGTCCTCAGCGCAGAAGTCCGACCTGCGTAGCGACGGCATTGGGGAGGCGTTCTTCGCTATGCAAATGGACGAGTTCCGCGAGTTGGTGGAGCGGGCGGAGTCTATCGCGCGTCGCCTGAACGAATCCAACTAGTTTACCTCTGATATCCTGGTAATTAGCATGACAAAGCATCTTCTTGAGGCCGCGAAGCTCGTTTCCGAGTCCGCCGCCGCAGACGGAACCTGGAAGGTCAGGCTCATTTCAGAGGGCCGTGGCTCTAGTGGCGTGTACACTGCCGAGGTTCTGGAGAAGTACCACCACGCTTTCAGCAATGTCCTCTCCTTCAAGAATCACCCCACTGGTTGGGACGGCCCGCAGGATCGGGACTTCACGATGATCGCTGGCGAGGTGGTCGGTGAGACGTGGGTCGAGAAGGATGAGCGCGGCCTGACCTCCATCGTCGGCAACTGGCGTCCTGACCCCGAGTACGCCGAGAAGGTGGCGCGTTACCGCGACAAGTTGGGCTTGTCCATTTACATCGAGGGCGATGGTCATGTGGATGAGAGCACTGGAGATTTCATCGTCGATTGGTTCAACGAGCACGACCCCTACCGTTCGGTTGATCTGGTGATCGCACCTGGCGCGCGGGGCAAGTTCCTTGAGTCGATGCGCGATGTGTACTCTGCCCGCAGGGCGGAGGATAAGAAGCCTGGTAGCGCCCCGCTACAGGAGAATGGAAAAATCACGATGGATGAAGAGCTGAAGAAGGCCCTCACGGGCATTCAGGAAGCCCTTGCCGTCTTGGTTGCCGAGAAGAAGGCTGCGGAGCAGTCCGCCGCTCAGGTCGAGGCGGATGAGAAGGCTGTTGTGAGTGCGGTCGAGGCGTATGACGCTGCGATCAATCTCATCGACGAGGCTGATCTCCTCCCTCCGCAGGTGGAGAGCCTGCGCGCCGAGGCCAAGGCGGGGCGCGATGTTGCCCCGCTCATCGAGGCTGCCAAGAAGGTCAAGGAGGCCGCGATTGAGGCCGCTCGTGGGGCTGAGACCGGTGTTGCCGGTGTCCGTCTCGGCGAGAACGCTACGACCAAGTTTGGAGCGTGGAAGTAATGGCTACTAACCTCGTATACCGCAACGGTGACCTCAAGGACCGCGTTCAGGTTCTCGCTGCTACCCACGGCGCTGGCGAGCCGATCATCTCGCTCGACGGCAAGCCAGCTGTCACGGTGACCGCTTCGGGTGACCACACCCGCTCGGACAGCACCTCGTTCCCCCCGTACACCGTCTCGGGCATCCCGGATGGCGGCGTTGGTCTGGTCGGCAAGGAGGTCACTCTGGCCTTCGATGGCACCTGGGAGTTCCTTGGGTCGGGTTTCGACTCGTCCACGACCCCTGCCGACGTTTCGCAGGGTCAGGCGATCAACTTCAAGACCTCGAACGGCAAGCTGACCACCGCTTCGATCACCACCGGTATCGTCGCGTTTGGCACGGTGGACTTCCCGCCCGACTACGACAAGACGCGGGGCTACATCCCCGTGAAGATTGGAGGCTAAGGCAATGGCCGAGTACAAGGACGAGTTCACGCTCGACGGTCGCCTGAAGCCCGCTCACCCGAGCGTCACCCGCACCAAGGTCGCGGAGGCTGACCGCCTCCTTTCGGCTGCTCTGCGTGGCGACCAGATTGCGAAGGGTCAGCTGGCTGAGGTTCACACGACCTCTGACCTGCCCTTCTCGCTGGCGCACCTCATCAGCGCGACCCTCATCCCGCAGTTTGACGAGGCCGAGCGCACATGGAGCCAGGTTGCTGGCACCCGCGTCGTCTCCTCGTTTGACAAGGTGCGTCTCTACGGCCTGTACCTGGACATCACGGGTGCTGGCGTCGTGGACGCTCCCGGTGGTGCGACTGGTGGCCTGACTGGTGGCCTTCCGCGCGTCCCCGAGGGTGCTCCGTACCCGTACATCACGTTCTCGGGTCAGGAGGCTTACTACAGCGGTGTGACCAAGAACGGTGCCGCGTTCGGCCTCACCTGGGAGTCGCGCATCAACGACATCGAGGAGTTCTACGGGCAGGCTCCGCAGGCTCTCCTCCAGTTGGCGCTCGACACCGAGGAGCGCGAGGTCTACGAGGCGCTTATCAATGGCACCACCATTGATCTTGCCTCGCAGACGCTCCCCGATGGCACCGCCACGCTGGCGAACGCGCCGATCAGCCCCGAGGCGATCTGGGCCGCGATCATCCAGCTCCAGAACGTCACGGTCAACGGTCGCAAGGTCGGTCGCGCCACGGGTTACAACGTGGTTTTGCCGGTTGGCACCGCCGAGTTCATCGAGTGGGCCATGAACCGTGCCATCATCGAGATCGTGGACGGCTCCATCGTCTACGGCCCCGGTGACCGCAGCGCGCTCTCGAACGTCAGCTTCGTTGAGTCGGCCTACGTGACCGGTACGAACTGGTACATCCTTCCGAAGCCGGGTGCGATCCGTCGCCCCGTGCTGGAGCTTGGTCGCCTTCGCGGTTACGAGACCCCGGAGCTTCGCGCTCGCAACAACACGGGCGTCTACCTCGGCTCCTCGGCGGTTGTCCCGTTCAACGAGGGCTCGTGGGAGAACGACACCATCGATTACCGTATCCGCTACGTTGCTGGCGGTATCATGTGGTCGGACAAGTTCTCGCTCAAGTCGGACGGTTCTGGCACCGCGTAAGCACCCAACAAGGTTTAGCCCCTCGGAAACGGGGGGCTTTTCCTTTGCCTGTAGAATAGAAGGACAGGGCAGCCCATTCCTGCCGCCCCCTACCAAGAAAACGAGGAACACTCAATGGTTCGACCGCAACCTATCACTCTAACCCAAATCGACGCCAACAACTACACTGGGTTCACACCTAAGCCCGTGGTTGTTGTGGGCAGCCTGCCTGGGGTTGGTGCCGAAATCACTCCCCAGACCGCCCCCACCATTGACGACACCCCCACTGACGCCGCTGCGGTTGCCACCGATCTCCAGTCGGTTGTGGACGCGCTGATCGCCGCTGGTGTTTTCACCGCGCCGTAATCGGATAAACTAATAAGTACGACTAGCAACGGTTCCCCTCCTCCGTTGGAGCTAGCCGTGGGATTCCCGCCGCTCCGAAGGAATCCCGAGTGTAGCCCCCTGTAGGTTGAGCATAGGCTCCCCGCAGGGGGCTACCCCCTTTGCGGCTTTATGGGAGAATAGAGGTATGGCTGTTTACCCTGCCGGAAACCCCGGAGTGTACCCCCTCGACCCCGACACTAAGGTGGGTCAGTTTCGGCTTGTCTACGGGGACACGCAATCAGAACCCTACGACCCGGTAGAGGCGGGGTTCCAGAACTATAGCGAACTGTCAGACGCCGAGATCGAGATGTTCTTGGCCCAAGGCGACGATTCGGTCAACCGCGCCATCGGCTTCTACTACATGCGACTGGCGGGCGATGCGGCCAAGCAGTCCATTCGCGCCCAGGACTACGACCTCGTTGCCGACCTTACGAAGCGCGCCGCCGATTTGCGAGCGACGGCGGCGTGGTGGTTCGACCAGGCAGATGCAGAAGATGCTGAGGATGCGTTTGAGATTGTGCCGATGGTAGGTGGGTGCTCGTGTCATCGCGAGGCGTCCCCTTACGTTGTCGGCACCTGGCGGGCGGGAATCTGCGTCCACGGGGGTTGCTGAGTGTACCAGTTTGCAGGGTGGCAGGATGCCATCAAAGCAGTCTCGACCGACCCGGAGTTCCAGAATGCAGCAGTCGTACTTTACG